AATATGAACCAGCCCCGCCGCCTTCAAAATACAACCTTATTGTTCTAGCAACTCCAACCTCTTCTGGTCTTAATTCTGATTTTTCTATTTTCCACCAACGGTTTCTATTCCAAAATCTTACAGAATCACCTGCTTTAAGATTAAATACTTTACTCATTTGTCTGCTCCTTATCATAAATTAAAGTTGCTGTTTCCCAAACAGTTATCTGTCCTCTGCGTGTGCCGTATCTGATTTCATTCGGCTTGCCTATCTTTGTTATTGTATCAACAATCTTTTCTTGAAGTCCGTTTATGGTAATTGCCTCTAGGTTAATCTTGAACATCTGTCTTATCTCCTTTAATTCTATCAATTACATATTTATAAATTAACCGATGTTCAAAATCGTCCGATCCAACCTGCGCTATATACTGAATTACAATCTCTTTAGGTAAATCTTTCATATAAATATCAGGGCTTATTTTAAAGCTTTTGTTAAAATACTTTTTATAGTACGGATAAGCTCTTGTTTTAGACCTGTAAATATCCTTAACTTTAAACTTTTTAAGGACTCTTTTGATAAGATTTCCCTCGTACCAATAATGTCTTTTTATAGAAGCAATTCTCTCTAAGCACTCGTTAAATTCACCTTTCAACTTAGAAATTTGATATAAATAATATCCACATCTGTTATAGTATTCTTGACAACCATTTTGCTCGTCATCATTCATACGCTTTAACAGAAAATCAGCTCGCTCTGCATCGGTCGGTGCATAAGATTTACTCACGTCTATTTACTCCTTTTTAATTCAGGGTGTTTCCAAATGAAATTAGCTATAGTAGTATATTTCAATCCCAACTTATCGGCTATTTCTTGATTTTTATAACCTTTTGAAATCAAATCTTTGATTTCATCATAATTCACTTTACTTTTACGACAACGAACCGGCAACCCCATTTCTTTTTTTAATTTGAGGATTGTATTTTTGCTTACGTTACATTCTTGTTTGATACAATCATAAGTTTTACCGGCTTTTAACATGTCAATCACTTCATGATTTTTACCTCGTGTTACAATTACAGGCTTATCAATCCATATCTCTATCAAATCTTTATTGTCATCATCGTAATCAAAAACTGCACCATCTTCAAACACTGCATAAGGTAATTCGTTTTCAATCACCACACAATATTTACCCTCTGAATTTTTGCTAAACACAAAGGCTTTTCTATCGTCACGAGTACGATAAAATCCACCAACTTTAATCTCTATCTGCGGTTCAGGATCGTCAAAATACATTTGTGTAATATCACGCGTGCCTATAACAACTCCAACAGCCCAATCTCCAGCGTCCTTAGCTACCAATAACCCATCGAGAAGCTCAATGGTTTTGCCTGTGTCTGCGGTTAAAACTTCGCCTTGTCTTAAACGTTTGATAACCGTTTCCGGTGTTAAATCTTTAATATATTTTTTCATTGTTAAATACCTCCTTGTTAAATTTATTAAGACCTAGTTCTTTAGCACGTTCAATTTGCTTTTGATATTTGATATAATTATATAAAGCAGCTTGATATTTAAGCGCTGCGTTATCAGATTCTCTACGTAACTTGATTAAAACTTGCATTTGATTTTCAAGACTTTTCTCATGCCACGCAATACTCATCTCTATCATATTTCAACACTCCTTAATACTAAATCATCCTTAATTCTCTCATCGACCGGTCGGATTTCTCCGTTCTGATAGCTCCATTCGCCATACTCAGCACCATACTTACGCTCCCAATAAGCGTTTTGAACACTGCCGAACTTCCCTCGCTGTCCACGGCGCATAATCTCATACCAACCTGTTTGCCGTGTCATTGGATCTTGTGGTCTAACCATGCCATTTAAACTCCTCTTTATTGGCAGCTCTGCAAAACCGATAGCCGTTGCCGGTGCTATCAACGTATGGAAGTGAGCTGTCGTTATCAATGTCTGCAAGTATGCCAACGTGTTGAATATTGTTATAGTTCCACATCCAACATAAGCACCCTATCATCTCTTGCTCTCTACACGCTCTTATGAGCGCATCGTCCTCTTTTTTCTGCGCTGATAAATAATAGCTGTCGTTAGCCATTTCATGTATCCGTGCTTGTTCTATTGCTTCCTCTAAAGTCATCTTTTCCTCCTGATAATATAATTATCTCCCATGAGCTGAGCTTCTTCATACGTGTCAAACTCAGCGATTAAATTCTCATCTAAATCTAACAAGCACCATTTGCCATCCGACTCGTAAGCATATATAATTGCTTTGCGTAAGCCATCAGCACTCGTATAGAGTTGATAAGGGCCTGATGTGTGCAAATTGTAATCAGCACCTATAAACTCTCTCACTTTTGTAAGCTGTGAGGGTAATATAACTCCCTCTAATTTCGAGGGTGGCCTATTACTAATATTCAAAATCCAGTCATAATATGCCGGATATTCTAAACCTTCTACAACCGCAACACTTCCGTCTGGATTCCACCACTCTGCTAACGGCGGTGTGCCGTTGTTCTCAACAAGCAGTATGCGGTTATCAGATGCAGCAAACTCACCAGTCCGCATGTTTTGATGAATATAATGTAATGCCGGCCATTTGTTTGACTTGCTTAAAGTTGTTGAAAGTATCGGATTCCACATATAATTTACCTCCTGTTGATAGCTGTTTTACAATAATGTTTAACAGTTGTCAAGTAAAAAATGCAAAAAATCGAGGGTGGCTGTTTATAAAAATCCATTTTCCGGGTGAAATTTTTCAAGGGGGGCCTTATGCAAAAAATCGAGGGGGGCCTATAATTAAATTTCAACTGCGGACAGAAAATATTTAAGCTTGACATTATACGCATTATATGTATTATATAGTTGTATATCAATTGAATGTTGGAAAACCTCCTTGCCCTTCGCCCTCTAGACTCATCACTGGCGAAGGGTTTTTTTATGCTCCGCACATGTTTAAACCCATTGCACTGTTCTAGGCTGTTCTAGGCTGTCAATGACTATCCCACGGGCGCAGTACACTCTATGTAATGGTATGGCACTCTCGACCATCTAAGCGTACCGCACTACTCTCGGCTATCCCATCGCACTGTACCTAAGCTAACCGCACCTGTATATGTAATGGTATGGCGTGTAAGTGTAATGGTACCGCACATGTAAGTGTAATGGTACGGCGTGTGTATGTAATGGTACGGCGTGTGTATGTAATGGTATGGCGTAAGGGTTAAATTATTGATTTTACAGCATTTTTTATTTAAGGCTGTTTAAAGGCCTCCGGCGCTGTTAATAGTGTTTTAAGCTGTAATTATAGCCAGAGCGCCGAATCCCCTCTGTAGCGTAAAATTTTGCCGAGTCTTTAAGGCTTCCGGCAGTGTTGGCAGTGTTGGCAGTGTTTAAAGCCTCCGGCGCTGTAATTATAACCGGAGCGCCGAATCCCCTCTGTAGCGTAAAATTTTGCCGAGTCGCGTATAAAAAAAAAAAGCGCTGTTAACGTTAACAGCGCTTAAAATCTCCGGTGATTGTTTAAAGCTTTAATTCTCCGCTTTTAATATAAGCATAAACCACGCGACTCAGATAATAAAAACTTATAGCACACAAAACCGGCACTATATAAGCAGGATTAAAAAATAAAAATGATCCAATAAATAAACCAATTATAAAACTAAACATATTAAAAACCTCCGTTAAATTAAAAAAATTACCACCGGCAGCGCTGCCGGTGGTTTAAATATATTTTGAAAGTGTTAAAAAATCGTTAATCATTAGCGTTTTTTAAATAACGATCTTTAAAAACTCCGTTTAAAGCTTCAACCGCTGCGGATTCGTTGCCCGTTTCCGCTGTCGGCTTAAAAATGATTCGTTCCGTGCTGATCCCGTCCGGGCCTGTGTAGCGTTCAATAAAAAGGCCCGTGTTCCATTCTCTTAAATATACATAACCTCCGCGCATTTCAAAACAATCCACATTCGGCCAAAACCATTGATTCAAAATTTCGGAAGTGTTCGGAGTCGATTCTTTGTAAACTCCCTTCGGCGTGGTGGTAAAATAAGACTCCGCTAAAATTTGACCGTAACGAATCGAATCGGCTGCGCACAATTCAAACGGGCCTGCTGTCACGTATGATTTATTTTTCATTTTAACCACCTCCAAAAAGCAACCTCTAATGCTTGCGGCGTTTTAAATTTTAAAATCAATTCCGATTCGCTTTTAATGTTGTAAGCCGTTAAAAATCCCTCAGCTGCTTTTTTTGTTATGCACAATTTAAAAGATAGATATTCAACACAATTAATTTGTTTTTGAATCTCTCCAACCGTTAAACAGCCGTATTTTTTCCGATTCTCCTCTGTATCTCCAACCATTTCCAAAAATTCCCGGTAAATTTGCACTGGCGGCAATTTATCAGCCGGCAAGCCGTTAAAAATGTTTAAATTAAGCATCGTTTTAATTCTCCAATATAATTATATTAAAACAATCAAAAATATAAAAAATGTTTTTTTCCGGTACATAAGAACTTGAAAAATGAAAAGCAGCGCGAGCAAGGTTTGACAAATAAGCAGCACGCCCCCAATTTTTTATGAAATCTTTTTGCCGGATTCGTTCATTTTTAACACCTTTTTCTATTTTGCAAAATTTTGCGGCTTTTTCAATTTGTGCAAAATCTTGCTGCAAATATCCGCAAGCTGTTAAAAATTGTTTGTCTTTGTTTGTTAATCTCATCGTTTTAACCTCCTATAAAAGTTTTTTAATTTCTTCACGGAGGGCAGCAACACGCGCCGCCCAATATTCCACCCCGTGAAAATCTACACACACGCAGGAATCATTTAAACAAGTTAAAGTGTTTTTCTTTGCTTCCTGCAATTCTTCAATAAGTTGTTTTAAATCCTTTTGTTCTGTCATTGTCTTAACCCTCCTATAAAATTATCCAAAAAATTCAATCAATAAATGTTTCTTCATGTCAACACCCAGCACACGGGCCAAAAATAAAAGCGCTTCACGATTGCACCCAGAACCCCCAAAATGAGGAAAGCCCTCGACTCCAGCGTTGCTAATTGCCTCCTCTAATGCTGAGCTGCTGCGCTCGTAACCCCATCCACCGGCGCGGCCGCTTCCGTGCGTGTAAATAACTTTTGGCAAGCTTATCCACAAACAGCAGTTTACAACGCGCCCGGACACCGAATAAAAACGCGCGTCTATAACCGAGTCACCGTCTTTCTTGTTTATAAGTTTAAAGCCTTTATAACACGCATCTTCTTTTCTATCGTTCACGTTAAATTTTGCTTTGTCGCTGTCGATGGTGACTGTAAAGCGTTGTTTTTTAGCACCGTTGTAATGGTCCCAAATGCTTTTATTAGCTATTAATGTTTTACTATATATCATTTTTAAAACCTCCAAAATATATGTTGTTATAAAATAGACTCGATTTCTCTTATCTATGTCTTAATGTTAACATATTAATATATTATTGTCAAGTGTTAAATTAAATAAATATAAAAAATTTTTCTGTCAATTATCAATGTTATAAGCTGTTAAAAGCTGTCAAGTGTAATACTTTACTTGACAAAACTCTTTACTATACTAAAAATAAGCAATATTTAATTTTAAATAACATAATATATATTATTGTAATATTATATTTTAAATATTGATTCTAAGCAATATGAACCGCAAAAAAACCACCGTCCACACGTCCAGCATCACCAACGCTTTTAACACTTGACAACATTTACAACACTATTAACAGCTTTTAACACTTGACACACTACCAACGACTCCCGGCTGTTGATCGCTGCCGGAAGTGTTGGGAGGGGGGTAGCTCCCCCACGTTTAAAGGGCCGCCTACTTCAACACTCTAGAATCTCAAAACGGCTGAAAACTTTTTTAGCTCTCGTAACATTAGCAACCCCTTACTGCAACTCCCATTACCCCTCCCCCACCTTTCCGCATGTGCATATCTGAAAATTTTATACTTGACATTTTCTGAAAACTCTTTTATACTATATATGTATTATACAACAGGAGGTTTTTAATATGTTAATCGATAAAATAGATAATCAATTCCGTATGAGTTCAACATTTTTGGACTGTATATGGGTTTATGCTATCTATGACTCGCATAAGCAATTAGTGTTTATGAGTTATGGATTGCTTAAAGATATAATTTCATTTCATCCGTTTAGAAGTAACCCTAAATTCATCGAGGGCGAGATTTACACTGTAGTCCTTGTGAACGGGTATAAAAACAAATTTGAAGCGGAGAGAGGATTTAATATATGGTTAGGCATGTCCGAGCTTAACGGAACTGTGCCGCCTTATAACATTTACAACGTTAAATACAATACAAACAAGTATATACAGTGTTTAGATAACGGTAAATATTATAAATCCGCTCAAGACATTGTTAAGATTTTTAACTTACCTCAAGGCGCTTTGTCATGTCATTTAAGAGGTGTTCCCGGCTATAAACGTGTTAAAGGGTTGAGCTTTAAATATGTTTACGGTGTTCAACCTGATGAGGTTGAGATGGCCGGCGGTTACAAATGGGTTAAGAGAGAGGGTGGCGCTTATGCAACCGTGCCGTCAACTGATGCTATTAACAGGCCGAACTTGACACCGGAGGAAATTGCCGATGCGATTGAGAGAATGAAAGTAGAGGTAATACTTGAGAATGGAGGAGTGCTAGGCATACCTTCTAACACACAATACAATGGAGGACAATCATGACACTCACCGGCACACTCGATCAGCTCAACGGGCTTTGGACATTCATCGTCCGTGATGCACTCACGCAAGAGCTACTCTACGTAGGCTGTGAACGGCTTAAAACAATTCCGGCACTTCGTGAACTTAAACGGCATGCAACTACCCCACTGCCTGACACCCTTAGCATAGAGCTTATCGCACCCGTGGAGGACGACAGCACCCTCGCTACCCTCCGCTCAGAGCTACAACCTCGGTACGCTCGGACACCTCAAACACCTCAAACACCAGTGCAGTGCGAGCAGACCGGTGAGGTGTTCGACAATCCGGCACAGGCTGCTAAAGCTTATGGCATTGCCACAGCTCAGCTCTATATGCACCTCCGGCATCGGGAGCGCTATAAGACTTGCAAAGGGTTGACATTTAAATACGCATAGGACACACTGAGAGCATGACTGACACTAGCACCACAGACACCATATATCCCACAAGAGCATACGACTTGCTGACAGACAGTGAGCGTGAGGCAGTGGACAACTATGTGGAGTTCGCAGTCAAGCAACAACGTGCAAGACACCAACGAGTGCTTGCTGCCCTTAATGTGCCTATTCCCTCTGAGTACATACGCAGGAGCCGCCAAGCTCTTAACCGCCCAGTGCTACGTGCAGCTATTGCTGAGCGCATAACTGAGATTGCATCAGAGGCAGACATATCACCTGACCGCGCCCTACATGAGTATGCGACAGTGGCTTTCAGCGACATAACGGACTACTTACAGCCGGGCCTCTACGGTGAGCCACAACTTAAAGACATACATGAGATACCACCGAGCAAGGCCGGCGCTATTAAGAGCATCGAGTGCCAACCCGGACACATGGGGACTCGGTGGAAGATAACACTGCATGACAAGCTACCGGCACTCAAGACACTTACAGACTTAATGGGGATGACCGCACCTGAGCGCCCACCAGTGCTTGCTGAGTACGCTAAACAAGAGATACGGCAAGAGCAGGCTGCGGCACTCACCTCCCCTGAGAGTGAGTACGCGGAGCTGCTTGAGAGTGTGGCATCTAAGGAGCGACAGGCATGAGTGGTATGCGCCGCATTATAGACTGGATGACTACCCCTATCGCCGACACCGGCGCTCGCACATGGCGGCCTGAGCCACTTGACCGTGACACATGGCCTCCTGACTACCCGGCGGTGTATAGGTGGCGCACTAAGGTGCTACGAGAGCTAATGGCAGACGGCAGCAAGCTTGCGAGCGCCCGTGCCTATTATAGCACACGCCCACAGAGCTTCATCATGGACTGGCTTGACACTTATGATCCGCGCAAATCACCTACTAATAACAACCCGGCACTGAGGGGGGAGAAGTGGATGCCTTTTGTATTCTTCAAACGGCAAATGGACGTGATAGACTTCTTTGAGGACTGCTCGCACGCTCAAGAGAGCGGTCTGGTGGAGAAATGCCGTGACTTTGGCTTGACATGGCTTGCATGTGCTTATTCAGTATGGCGCTGGCTATTTATTAAGAACGATGCGATAGGGTGGGGTAGCCGCAAGGAGTCACTCGTGGACAAACCGGGTGATCCTGATAGCATTTTTGAGAAAATACGGTTGATGATGAAACGTATGCCTAGAATTTGGATGCCGGCAGGCTTTAGCTGGGGTAGACATTCGACATTTATGAAACTCTTAAACCCTGAGAACGGCGCTATTATTGCCGGTGAGGCCGGTGACAATATCGGCCGTGGTGGCAGGCGCTCACTTTTTTTCGTGGATGAGTCAGCGCATTTGGAGAGAGCTGAGAAAATTGAAGCAGCGCTTGGTGATACAACCCATGTGCGAATTGATATATCAAGTGTTAATGGCGTTGGTAACGTTTTTCACCGTAAAAGAGAGAATGGTGTTGTTTGGCAACCGGGTGAGAAGATATTACCCGGCTATGTGCGAGTGTTTATTGCCGATTGGCGCGACCATCCACTTAAAACGCAAGATTGGTATGATAAACGTAAAGCACGTTATGAGCGTGAGGGTATGGCACATATTTTTGCACAAGAGGTTGACCGCAACTATGCAGCGGCAGTGAGTAATGTGGTGATACCTTATGATTGGATAGAGGCAGCCGTCAACGCCCATGTGGACATTAAATACCTTGCTGATGAAGTGCATAATCATCTAAACGAATGGTATGCAGGGCTTGACGTGGCTGACGAGGGTAACGACCGGAACGCGCTAACACTTAGGGAGTGGATAATTTGGCGCTCAGTGGACGAGTGGGGTGAGCGCGATCCCGGCATAACAGCACGTAAGGCGATTATAGCATGTAGAGAGCATGCTGGACATATTACTTGCATGTATGACTGCATTGGTGTTGGTAGTGGTGTTAAGACAGAGTATAATCGGTTGACAACTGACGAACACATTATAGACAGCAATAAAGTGCCGTTTATTCCGTGGAACGCAGGCGCTTCTGTGATCGATCCGTGGGATAGAATTATACCTGATGATAATGAAAGCTTGCAAAATAAAGATTTCTTTGATAACTTGAAAGCACAGGCTTGGTGGTCTTTGCGGACTCGGTTCTATAAAACGTTCAAAGCTAGGACTGAGGGTGCGGTCTATCCTGTTGATGAGCTTATATCTATTGATGGTAATATGCCGTTATTAGAACAGTTAAAAAAAGAGTTGGCACAGCCGACAGTAGGACATAGTTCTAGGCTTAAACTGCTTATAGAGAAAAAACCGGACGGTATGAGATCACCAAACCTTGCTGACAGTGGAGTGCTTGCGTTTTTCCCTGTTGCTGATAATAATAGCGAGTTTATAGTAGGTTCGTACGGAGTAGGATAACATGGCTAAAGATTTATTAAAACGTTCACCTGACATAGAGTGCATGGTCCCGTATTGGGATATGGTAACAGATATTATCGCAGGTGAGGAGGCAATTAAAGCCGGTGGGGAGGCTTATTTACCTAAATTCCCAGAGGAGGCTGATAAAGATTATAACTTTAGAGTGGAAGTTGGCAAATTTACTAACATTTACCGCGATACGTTAGAGGGATTGGCTACTAAACCGTTTCAAGATGAAGTGCAGTTAGTAGGTTCTGCTGCAACTGATAAAATGAAGGAATTTTGTGAAGATGTTGACGGTTGCGGTAATAATTTATCAACGTTTGCAGCATTAACGTTTTTTAACGGTATAAATTATGCTATAGATTGGATATTTGTAGATTACCCTACAGTTACCGATGCTGATAAATTAAGTCGCGCAGAGGCAAAAAAACGCAACTTAAAACCCTATTGGCGACATATACTTGGCAAGAACGTGCTTGAGGTACGCTCGCACATGGAGGGTTCTAAAGAGCGAATCGATTATTTTAGGTATCAAGAACCTAGTTATGGTGATGAACCTATAAAGGTTAGAGTTTATAAAGAAGAATATGATGCGAATTTAAATAAACATATAATGTGGTATTTATATCGTCAACTCAAAGAACCGACAAAGGAAGGTGATGATTTTGAGGAAATCGGCAGAGGTGAAATGTCCATTGGATTTATTCCGGTTGTTCCGTTTATCACCGGTCGTAGAGATGGTAACAAGTTTAAGTTTTATCCGGTGATGAAGGATGCTGCAAATTTACAGATTAAACTTTATCAAAACGAATCGGCACTTGAATATATTAAAGTTTTGGCTTGTTATCCAATGCTTGCGACAGATGGTATTAAACCTAAACTCGGCGCGGACGGCAAACCTGATAAGATTGCTGTTGGTCCGGGGAGAGTGCTTTACGGTTGTGAATTGAAAAATGGTGGTGGTGGCACTTGGAAGTATGTTGAACCTAATGCCAATAGTCTTGAATTTTTGAAAAAAGATATAGACAAGACTAAAACTGACTTGCGTGAGTTAGGCCGTCAACCGCTTACTGCATTGTCATCACAGCTTACAACAGTTACGACATCTATTGCAGCCGGTAAAGCTAAGTCTGCTGTAACGACATGGGCGTTGGCGCTTAAAGATACTTTAGAAAATGCACTATATATTACAATGCTTTGGGATGAAAAGGAAGTACCCGATGATAAGCAACCAGAGGTATATGTATATACAGGGTTTGATAACGTGCTTGAGGATGGTTCTGATTTAGAGGAGCTTGGTAAAGCACGTGAACGGCATGATATTTCTCAAGAAACTTACTGGGAGGAGTTGAAACGCCGTAAAATACTTTCCGCTGAGTTTACTGCGGAACGTGAGAGAGAGCGTTTGTTGGAAGATATACCGGCAGACGATGTTGATTTAGATTCATCTTATACAGATGAAGCACCCACAACTGATGAAAAGGATGAAGAAAATGAGTTGGAAACTAGACGAAAATAATAACATTATGTTACGTGACGGCGATCCGATTTATGTCGATGCCAACGGTGTTGAAAAAACCGTGGGTGTTGATACGATTGCTAGATTAAATAAGGAAGCTAAAGACCATCGTGAGGCTAAAGAGGAGGCTTTGGCTAAATTAAAAGCTTACGAAGGTATTGATGCTGAAAAAGCACGTGCAGCGCTTGAAACAGTTGCTAAACTTGATGCTAATAAACTTATTGAAACCGGTGAGGTTGATAAGCTTAAAGCTCAAATTACACAACAATATCAAACACAGCTTGCAGACAAGGACAATGCTTATAACGACTTGAAAAGTAAATTCGACAATATGTTAGTTGATAATATGTTTGCTAACAGTGAGTTTATTCGTAACAATGTTGCTGTTCCGGTTGATATGTTTGAGGCTAAATTCCGTAACAATTTCAAGATTGAGAACAACGAAGTTGTAGCTTACGGTTATGACGGTTCGAGATTGATGAGTAAAACCCGTGCAGGTGAATATGCGACTACAGAGGAAGCTATGCAGATTTTAGCAGAAGGACATCCGAACAAGGACATTATTCTTAAAGCTAATCCGGGTAATGGTTCGGGTTCTGGCACTGGCGGTGGCGCAAACGGCGGTGGTCGTTATATGAAGCGTTCTGATTTCGAAAAATTATCACCTGTTCAACAAGCAGAATATGCTGCCAAAATAGGAAAAGGTGAAATACAGTTGACAGATTAAAATTAACCTGTTAATTTATAATTGCTTTGCTAGGATTAGTTTAAGCGCACTTTGGTTGGATAACCTTAATTTAATTCAATCGGTGCGCTTTTTTACGCACCATAACAAGAAAGGTGCTTAATATGGCTAATGTTTTAACAAAATTGATTCCGAGCTTGTATCAGGCTTTGGATGTTGTTTCTCGTGAGCTTGTCGGTTTTATTCCGTCTGTAGCTCGTAACTCTAGCGCAGAACGCGCTGCGGTCAATCAAGAGGTTATTGTTCCTATTTCTGTACCGCATTCTTTGGTTGACGTTGCTCCGGCAATGAGTATTCCTGAACCGTCTGAATTTAGCACAGACAATGTTGCTATTAAAATTACCAAATCTAAGTCTTATTCATTTGGTTTGAACGGTGAAGAATATCGTGGTTTAGAAAACGGTGTTGGCGCTGATTCAATTCTTCAAGGTAATATTCAGCAAGGTTTAAGAACTCTTTGCAATCAAATTGAAGAAGATATTGCCAAAGAGGCTGCTATGGCTGGACACGTTTACGGCACTGCTGGTACTACCCCGTTTGCTTCTAACTTAGGTGATGCTGCTGAAATTCGTAAAATTTTGGACGATGCTGGCGCTCCTTCTAGTGAACGTTCTTTGGTTATCAACACTTCTGCTGGCGTTAACCTTCGTAAATTAACCCAGTTAACTAACGTTGATAATGCTGGTACTTCTATGACCTTACGTCAAGGCGAATTGCTTGATTTGTTTGGTTTGTCTTTGAAAGAATCTGCAGGTATCAAGCAACACACTGCTGGTACTGCAACTGGTTTAACCATTGCTGCTGCTTCTGCCGGTGCTAAAGAGTTAACCGCATCTGCTGTTACCTCCGGTGCTTTGGCAATTGGTGATATTATCACTATTGCTGGTGATAGCACAAAATATGTTGTAACTGCTATCCCTGATAGTTTAGCTGCTAATGCTAAATTCTCGATTTCTCCGGCTTTGGCTAAGAATGCAAGTGCAAATGCTGCTGTTACGGTTGCGAGCGCTTCTTATCAGAACGTTGCGTTTACTCGTAGCGCTGTTCAACTTGTTACTCGCGCTCCTGCACTTCCGGGTGGAATGGATGCAGCTATTGATAGCTACATGTTACAAGATCCGCGTTCAGGTTTGGCCTTTGAAGTTCGTGTTTACGAAGGTTATCGTAAGATGCGTATGGAATTGGCTTGCGCTTGGGGTGTCAAGACGATTAAACCGGAACACGTTGCTGTTCTTCTTGGTTAAAGATAAAGGGCAGGGTTCAAGCCCTGCCCTAAATTTTTAGGAGTTGTAAAATGAGTGAAATTGCTACCATTAAGGTTATGTACAAACCGGGTAAATATGAAATGATTATCAACGAATCTGATTTTGATGATAAAATTCATGAAAAAATTGGTGAAGAAAAACCCGTAAAGTCAACTAAGAAAAAAACCAATGATGATGATGTAAAAGCACTTCTCGGAGAAGAATAATGGTGTACGGTAACGCAGTAGAATTTGAAGAATATTTAGCATCAAGAGGTTTTGAATTACCTGCTGATTGGGATGAAGAAAAAATCAATGCTGCGTTACTTGTAGCTTCTGAGTGGTTAGATAATCAATACGAATCTATTTGGATAGGAAATAAACTTGACTACAACCAAGAACGCTCTTGGCCTCGTCAACTTGCTGTAGTGCAAACCTATCCTTATTATGTTTATCAGACTAATGAAATACCGGTTGAAGTTATAAAAGCAACTTATGAGGCTGCTAAACGTGAATTAATATCACAAGGTTCTCTCCAAGTTGACTTTCAACCTTCTCAATATAATAGTATGTCCATATACAACGCTGTAACAGTTGAATACAATTCAAACGCATCGGCAGGTGATATACAGACACAAATACCGATTATTCAAAGTCTGATGAGTAAATTATTAGACAGTAATAAAGGTGCTAATAGTAATGGGTTATCAGGTGTAGCCGTGAGGGTGTAATGGATTTCTATAAAGAAATGCAAGGTATAGCTAACAACGTCTTAAAACAATTTAAACAAGGCGATGTTAAACTCATTCATTATACTAAGGGAGAAGGTGGCACACCTGATGAACCGGCAGATCTTATTGAAAAAGCTTATAACCTCAATGCAACAGTAACCGGTGTTAATTACAAATATCTTATTAACAATTACGCTGTTGCAAGTGATTTGACAGTTACAGCCGGTGTTATAGAAGGTGTTAAAATAAGCATTGATGATTTTATAGAAGTGCAGGGTGTTAGACATAAAATAATTCGAGATATATCACCTGCACCTAGCTCGGTTAACGGAAATCCTGTTGTTTGGCGGTTTATCTGCCGTAAGGGGTAGATATGAGGACAACTTTAGAAAAATTTTACGCTTTGCAAATTCCCGAAGTAAGGGAGTTATTCATTGATGCAATACAAGAGATTTCCGATAATGCTAACATTCAAGAGATGATAGAAGCTATCGAATCCAATGACATGGATAAACTTGTGCAAGCAAGTGGATATAATGCTGTTTATCTTAATAAAGTTATTGATAAAATTGAGGACATTTACGAGCGTTCTGGTAATATGTATGTGAGTGATTGGCCTAAGTTACGTAACGGTTTAGGATTGGTTAAACCTGTTTTTAATATTCGTAACGAAATGGCTGAAAACGAGCTAAAAAACTTTTCTTCACAATTTATTACTAATATTACCAATGAAATACGTGAAAGTATAAGAGAAACACTTAGTGACGGTATGGCTAGAGGTATTAACCCTCGTGAAACAGCTCTTAACATTGTCGGCAGAAAAAACTTATCCACAGGCAAGCGAATCGGTGGAACGATAGGACTTGCCACAAATCAAACCAAATGGGTTAATAACGCTCGATTATATTTACAAAATTTAGATGAGAGATATTTTGAATTATCATTAAGAGATAAACGATTCGATTCTATTGTTAGAAAAGCTATTGCTGATAAAAAACCTTTACCTAAAGAGAAAATAAGCCAGTTAATAACAGCTTACGAATCGAAAGCATTAAAATATAGAGCTGATGCCATTGCACGGACTGAAACAATGCAAGCTATTAATAGGGCTGAATATACCGCTATCATGGAGAATATTGAGGAAGGATTGATTACCAAAGATATGGTAACAAAATATTGGTCCAATAGTGGAGATGAGCGTGTAAGGCTATCGCATGTTAATCTTGGCGCAAAATATAATAAACAAAACGCTATTGGATTCGATGAACCGTTTGAAACGTTTACTGGTTCAAAACTTCTTTATCCGGGTGATACCTCTTTGGGTGCAAATCTAAGAGAGATTATTCATTGTCGCTGTAAGTGTGAATATCATGTAGATTTTATTAAAGGAGTGAACAATGAGTAAAAATGATGATTTTATAAATAAATTAGAGCGGTGGGCTAAGAAAACCGAGAAAAAATTAACAGCAGTTATTCAAAATAGTATTGAGGATATGGTGGAATATGCCAATACTCCTGTAGATGACGGTGGTAGAATGCCTGTTAAAACAGGTTTTTTAAGACAATCAGGCGCAGGTGAAGTTAATCAAATTCCAAGTGGTGAATCGGAAAAAGAAAAAGGTGTAACTTATTCATATAAACCGGGTTTATCAGCTTTGCCTAGATTTAAATTAGGTGATACGTTTTATTACGGTTGGTGTGCAATATATGCAAATGTGCAAAATATTCGTTTTGGTTTTAAAGATTTAGCTGTTCAAAAATGGCCTGATATTGTAGCTAATAATGTAAGGAGATTAAAGAAATGATAGAAACTGAGATTGTTAGATGTTTGCAACAACGTGCTATTGACGTTATTGGCCCAAAACAGAATATTAAATGTATCAATGTTAATTACGATCCTCCGGTTAATGAAAAATGGTGGGAATTTATATATTTACCCAATAATCCTGATTATGAGTTTTGGAATGATGATGCTAAAACCTACAGGGGTATGTTTAGAATCCTTTTACATTATCCTCAGAAAAGTTATGGGGTTTATAAACCACTTGATGAAATTAAAAATGTTGCCAGTGGATTCCCAAAAAATTTAGAGTTATATTCAAAAGACGGTAGTGTAAAAGTTATTATTACCGATACACCTAATCTAACAAGCATAATTGAAGATAGACCACAATTTATGATAGGCTTGACAATAAAATATACTTGCTTTAAAGTATAATTGCTTTGCTAGGATTAGCACAGCGCACAGGGGTTGGATAACCTATAATTGGTTCAATCGGTGCGCTTTTGTTACGCACCATAACAAGAAAGGTGCTTAATATGGCTAATACAAATGCTGCTTCTAAATGGTATGTTTGCGCTACTCCGCAAAACAACAATCTTACAAAATCGGATTATGAAAGTTTAACTTGGACTCTAATTTCTAAAGTCGGTAACGTTGGTGAAACTGGTAAATCTACAAACGTTTTAACTTATAATACATGGGATACAGAGGTTGCTGATAAAGCTAAAGGTATTACTGATGCTGGTTCTCCAACTATTGAATGCGCTCGTGAACCTGACGATGCAGGTCAACAAATTTTACGCGATGCTGCTGCTGTTGGTAACAACAATAAATATGCTTTCAAAGAAGTTAGAGCCGATGGACCTTTAGGTGGAACAGGAACAGTTTTTTATAATCGTGGTATTGTTGCTGGCCCTACCCGTCCTAATGGTGGTAATGAAGATTTTGATTTGGAAGTATTTACTCTTGGTTTAGTTCAAGAAGAAATTATTGTTAAACCGACATCTGGTGGTAATCCTCCGGTATTGACAGCTGCTCCGGCAATTAGCGGAACTGCTCAAGCCGGTGAAACTTTAACCTGTTCAAATGGAACATTCAGTGGTGATGCTACAATTACTTATGATTTTCAATGGTTTGCCAACGGTGTTGCAGTTCAAGGTGCTACAGCAAATACTGTTACGTTGGTTGCAGGTGATGTTGGTAAAGTATTTATGTGTCGTGTAACAGCTCATAATGCTGCAGGTTATGCTTTCGGATTTTCTAACACCACAAGCGCTGTAACTGCTGAATAATTTATTTTATAGGAGAAATCAAATGGATATTAGCACCCTTAAACCAAATGATAGAATTATTGAAATCAAACATCCTGTAAATGATAGTGAAAATATAGGAATTAGAGTTACTATTATTTCTTTAAACGATGAAAAAATGAAATCTGTCCGCAGACGGTTTATCAACAAAAGACTTGAACTTGAGAAAAAAGGTAAAAGTTTTAGAGCTGATGATATTGAGGACAACGAGCTTGATTTGCTTGTAGCTTCAATAACCGGATGGGAATGGTATGGCGATGTTGAATTTAACGGTTCTAAACCTGAATTTACTCAAGCTAACGTTAAAAAAGTTTTAACAGAGTTTGAATGGTTCAAAAATCAGATTGCCGAAGCCGTTGGAGATGATAAAGCTTTTTTTCAAAGTTAAAATGTGAATTGGTGGAGGCCATAAGGGTTTATACTCGTTATGACCTCCCTGATGACAAAGGTGAAACAAGACGTGAACGAAATTTACGTTTCGGTCAATCCGATTCACCGGAGGTTGAAATACCTTACGCTGGTGAATATCTTTGGGAATTGTTTACGGAATTATCAAATGCTATTCACAGAGTGGATTTTAACGGATATTATTATAATTTACCACCGTCTGAAATTATAGCTTGGTGCAAATTAAAACATTGGGATATAACAGCAGATGAATATGATATAATTTCAGCGATGGATAATGTTTTTTGTAAAGAGTTGAACAAGGACAGGGATGCCATATCATCTCGAAAACTTGAAGAACAAAAGCAAGAGGTTAAACATGGCAGAAGAATTAAGTAGAATAGGTATAGCTGTTGATTCCAAGCAAGCTGAAAACAGCTTAAATAATATTAAAAATCAGCTTAGGTCAACTGCCAAAGATGTTAAATTATTTGATGAATATTGGGATAAACTTAATTCTACTTTGTATTCTGCAGCAAGTGGTTTTGGTTCTGAAACAGTTTTAATACATGAAATGGCTACAGCAGTTAAAGAAACTGCTCAAGGTGTCAATCAGTTAAACGCTACTTTAAATAGTTATGTTCAAGGTGCTACTAAAGTTTATAAAACCGGTAAAAAAGTAATCGATGAACAAAGACAAATGACTAAAACCATGAATGACATGGCTAAACAAGCTAATAGATTTAATTTTGGCAATATCAACGCACAACTTCAAGATATTATTGTCACATCTCAAATGGGTATGCGACCTTTGAGTATTGGTTTACAACAAGGTACACAATTAGTTTATATTTTACAACAAAGTAAAGCACCGTTAGCAGATTTTGTAGCTGGTTTAAAGTCTTTAATTTCACCGTTAAGTTTAGCTGTCGTGGGTATAACTACATTAGTTGCTGTTGGTATTCAAATGGTTGATTGGGTTAATGTAGGTAAAAACGTGCTAAACGGTTTGGCAGATGCTTTTGATTGGGTTGCTGAAAACGCTGATGTATTTGCTTTGTCGGTAGCAGCTGCTGGTACAACTTTACTTGCTTTTAACGCTAAAGCAATAATTTCAACTGTTGCAAACTTAACCAAACTAGGTGCAGTTGCCGTTGCTACAGGTGTTAAAATGGCCGCATCATGGATAATAGCAGGTGGTCCTGTAACTTGGATTTTGACAGCTATAGCAGGTGTAACAACCGCATTAATAGCTTTTAGTGATGAATCTGAAAACATATTAAAAGTTTTTAAAGAAATTGCTAATAAAGTAATAGGTTTATTTGCAGCTGCTTTTAATACCATAGTACAAGGTGCAAAATGGGTATGGGAAAAATTAAAATCAATAGTTGGCGGTGAAGGACCTGCTAAATCTTTAACAGATACTTTGATAACATCAAATATGGAATTGTTGAATAAAGATTATATAGGTAATATTGCTGATGGTATAAAATCAGCTGCAAGTGGTGTTGCTGATAAACTTCGTGAGTGGTCTAACGGTTTAGGAGAAACTGATAAAAACGCTAAAAAATTAGAAAATACCATCGCCGGTCTTAGAAAAGAATATGAGGACCTTGCTATAAGTTATCAAAATAAAATTAGTGATATGCAGTTTGAAAAATCCACTAGGGGATTAACAGATGAACAAAAGCTTGTAGCTCAAATAAATCATGAATACGATCAAGAAATAGCAAAATTAGAGCGTAAAGTTGCTTTGAAACAAATCGATACAGGTTTGTTTGCTAAGGAAAAAGCTGAATTAGATAAAATAAAAGAAGGTTTGATAGAGGAAAGTCTTGAACAGGATAGATATAACGAATCCGTTAAAAATTTCAACGCTGTTATGGATTATAGCTCGTCCGTAACTAAAGGGTTCTTTTCCGATTTGAAAAAAGGATTAAAAGATAGCGAATCGGCGTGGGAATCTTTTACAAACGCTGTAATAAACATGCTTGATAAAATTCAAGATAAGATTTTGGATTTGGCTATAGACCAAATGTTCAACAGCTTAAAACAAAGTAATGCAGCATCGGGAAGTAATAATTGGTTGAGTGGAATTATAAATGCCGGTGTTAGCTGGGTTAGCGGTAGTAGTAATGTAAGCGTAGGACAAGGTGCTTTAAACGCTATGGGTGGACAAATGGGTGTTAAACCTGCTATACCTGCAGCTAATGGTGGTGTGTTCTCCAATGGCGTTTATAGCTCGCCGACATTGTTTGCTTTTGCTAAAGGCGGTAAATTTGGTGTTATGGGTGAAGCCGGTCCAGAGGCAGTTATGCCGTTGCGTAGAACATCTGATGGTTCACTCGGTGTTAAAGCAGAAGGTGTTGGAGGTGGTAACGTAGTTGTCAACGTTATTAACAATTCTAACGCTCAAGCTAGAACAGAACAACGTCAAACAGCTCAAGGTATGGAGATTGATGTGATGATAGATGAAATGGTTGCTGAAAAAATGGCAAGACCGGGAACTGCATCTAACAGCGCATTACGTGCTTATAACAATCAACAGTTAATAACTCGATAGGAGGTAATTATGGCACAATGGCCGAGTAAATTTAGAATTTTATTAGACGGTTTTACCGAAGGATTACCGGATAGAGTTATTAAGTCTAATATGGACGTTGGACCAGCAAAAAAGCGCCGTAGAACGATTTTAGCAAGTTATATGATAAATTTTAGCTGTCATATAGAAATGACTGATGTTGACGAATTTAGGAAGTTTTATCTTGATAATGATGTAGGTGTTTTTGATTTTATTCACCCTAGAACTAATACAACACTTACAGCAAGATTTAACAATGTGCCGACACTTACGTTAAATGAAACATTTTACAACGCAGATGTTGAGCTGGAGATATTGCCGTGATAAGTGAAAATTTCAGACGTGCCGCTTATTCACAAGAAACAGATGTTGCTGTTATTGTTTTAATCACTCTTAGCACTCCTGAATTACCTGATGCTATAAGGGTTTGTAATGTTCCGGTAGAAAAATTTGCAGATTTAGGTGATAATGTTTATGGCGTTACAAGCAATTCTCAGCGGTATTTATTTTTACCGTTTGATATAACCTTACCACAAGACGATAAAACAGGTGCAGTTAGTGCGAGATTGACTATTGATAACGTTAACAGACAAATTGTGCAATACGCCAGACAAACGAGAAAAGCTCTTAATGTTAGTATTCAAGTTGTGTTGTCAAATAATTTAGATTATGTAGAATTAGAATATAACGATTTTAAGTTAACTAATGTAAGTTATGATGGTTTTTCAGTTGAAGGTGATTTAACGGTTGATTATTTAGGTTTAGAGCCGTTTCCTGCCGGTAGATTTACACCATCGGGTTTTCCGGGGTTATTCTGATGTGGAGTAATGATTATATAAACATACCATTTAAAGAACACGGTAGGGTACGTGAGGGTTGTGATTGCTGGGGTTTAGCACGACTTATATATAAAGAACAGTTAGGAATCGAGCTACCAACATTATCAGATTATAAAGATACTCACGACAGTCATAACATAGCGAATTTATATGAAGGTGAACATATAACATGGGAAGAAATACCGTTAGGTCAAGAAAAAGAGTTTGATATACTGGTATTTAAAATTTTAGGCTTGCCAACTCATATAGCAGTTGTTATAAATAAGGGTATGATGATACATTGCGAATACGGCATTGGTACACATATCACAGAATATAATCGTGATTTTCAATGGAGAAAACGCCTTGCAGGGATCTACAGATATGATAACAGTTCAAACTTCCTTAATGCCGTTTAGCACACATTTTACAACGATTGGTTTAAACAATTGTAAAACGTTGCAAGATGTTGTAAATTCTACTGTTCCTTATAATTTCACAGATAGTAAGCTAGTTGTTACTCACAACGGAGTCGTAATAGTATCAGACAGGTGGGAATCGACACAATTAAAAGAGCATGATTTAGTAGGTTTGAATTTTGTGCCTATGGGCGGCGGTGGTGGCGGTAAAAATGTTGCTGTCATGGTAGGTGTTGTAGTTGCCACTGTTCTTACAGCCGGTGCTGCGTCTGCTGCTTACGGCGCTATTGCTGCTAGTAGTGCATTAACTGGAGCATTAGGTACAATCGGTGGTTATTCGGTATTAGGCGGTATTGCTTATGCAGGTGTGTTGGTAGGCGGTACAATGTTAATAAGTATGGCCCAAAACGCTCTTATGTCAACACCCAAACAATCTCGTGGCACTGGTTCACTTGCAGAATCTCAAACATCGTTTATCGAAGGCGCTCGAAACACTATAGATAAATACGGTATAATACCGGTAAATCTTGGAACGAATCGAATGTTTCCGAAACTTGCCGCAAGTGTTTATACTGAAACATCTGGTAACAATCAATATGCTAGACAGTTATTTACTTATGGATATGGTAAAGTTGCTATATCTGATAGAAAATTTGGTGAAACAGAAGTTAGCAATTTTACGGAAATTGAATTTGAGGACAGACTTAATGCTGATTTAAATCAAGGAACAGGTTTATATTGCAATGACGTTTATCAGCAAGATTATAACGTAGGTTTAACTAATGCAGTAGGCTACGTGCTTAGAAGTACACAACCTGATACAGATGAAGTTGAAATTGATATAACTTTTCAAGGTTTGTGTTATTATAATGATGCAGGTGGTAGAGAAAACGCAACAGTTGAATTTGAGATACAATATGCTCCTACAGGTACTCAAAACTGGTCTATACCAGCAACGGGTTTTCAAAGAACTGACACTCAGACTTTAACAGTTGATTTGAGTAATACTTTTATATCAGCTAAAAAAGCTAAACACTACCAACGCAAAGATACGTTTATAGTTCTTAATACTTTTAACGGTGGTGTTTATACTATGCAAACCCAGTGTCAAATAAGGTTTGGTACTACTTGGCCGTCTTTGTCGAGTGATGATATAGTTTTAGGTTATATAAAAGGTGAAGGACCTTTTAACGATCCATTAGCTTATGTTGATAACCACGCTGCTCTCGTACCGACATATCTTAATTCAGTTACTGATTTTCCGGTTAGTGTAAATTTATCAGATAAAAGCAACGTTACTATAACTGTAGGCGGTGGATATTTAAATGGTGTAGCTAGTAATTTGAGAGTTGTAGCCGCTACTTCTCAAGCATTAAGAAAACCGAAACGTATTAAATTTCCGACCAAAGGACAATATGATGTTCGTATCAGACGTTTAACTGCTGATAGTACAAATGATAAATTAATAGATAAATCATATTTAACAGGTATTCGCAGTATTAGTTATACAAATCCTGTTAGATTCGCTGACATATCCGGCAGTGCTATGCGAATTAAAGCAACCGACCAATTATCTGGTGCTGTTGACAGTTATAATGTCATTGTTTCTACATATCTTAAAGGTTATGATCCTAATACAGACACATGGGTTGCTGATGTTATCAGTTCAAATCCTGCCGACATTTTCCGTTATGTTTTACAATCTCCAGCTTTTGCAAAACATTTAAACGACAACCAAATTGATTTAGACAAACTTGCAGAATGGTGGATTTATTGCAATTCTTTAAATTTAACATACGACAGAATTATTGATTACGATACCAGTATTGATGACGTGCTTAACGATATATGTGCTGCCGGTGTTGCAACATTGAGTAAAGTTGACAACGTTTATAGTGTTATTATTGATAATGAACGTCCTATAATTAAAGGTATGGTAACACCTCGTAATAGCTGGGATTATAAAGGTAATATTGTATATCCTGATGTTCCACACGCTTTGCGAATCGAGTTTAGAAATCAAGATGCTGGTTACGAAACTGACGAGCGAATCGTTTACGCTGACGGATATGATGAGAATAACGCTGAACTTTATGAGAGATTACAATTTACTTCATGTACGGATGCAGATTTAGCATATTGGTACGGTCGTAGGTATTTTGCAACAGCTTTATTGCAACCTGAAACACATACGTTTAAGATGGACTTTGAACACATGACGTTTAACCGTGGTGATAGAATAACGTTAGTTAACGATGTTATTCTTGTCGGAGTCGGTCAAGGGCGTATTAAAGAGCTTTTAGTTGATGATACAGACAATCCAACGCAAGTGCTAGGATTTGCCATAGATGATGAATTAAACATACCCCCGGCGCTTAATTTAGGTGTTAGAATAAGAGATAATAATGTTACACAAGGTTATCAATATCATTTGTTACAAACAGTTCAAGGTGTTACGAGTGAATTTACATTTGCGAATCCGATAGCTTATGCAAATGCACCTGCTATTGATAGCTTGTGCGCGTTTGTCGAAGATGGTAAAGAGCTTGATTTAATTATAACAGGTATTAAACCTAATAAAGACCAGTCTGCAACTATAACTGCTATAGACTATTCACCGGCAAGATTTAATCCTATTGGTGTTATACCAGAGTTTAATAGTAATATAACCCTCAGTGCTGATTTCTATAAACCTTATGCACCAATTTTAACGTCTAATATACAAACAGATGAAACAGTTATGATTAGAAATTCAGATGGTTCTTTAACATCTGTAGCTGTTATAAATCTTTTGAATAAAAATGAGAATAATGTTAACGTTAAAGTATTCGTTAAACGCCGTGATACAACCGAATGGTATGTACCAACAACTCTCAAAAAAGATGCAGATCAAATTGTTGTAACAGGTTTACAAGATGGTGAATATTATGATTTTGATATTCGTTATCAACGTCAATCGGGTTTACAACTTGTTTCTGATTCATTGTTAGTTAAAAATGTTAAATTTATTGGTGGTTCTACACCACCTAAAGATGTTCAAAACTTCCGTGTAACAATTGTTAACGGTTTAGGGTTGTTCGAGTGGACACCAAACGATGATATTGATATAAGCCATTACAAGATTAAATTTAGTGCCAGTACACAAAATGTTACATGGGATGGTGCGCAGCTTGTCATGGACAAGATTAAATCAGCTTCTATTACTAATATCATTCATAAAGGTGTATATCTAATAAAAGCTGTGGATATGCTTGGTAATGAAAGTGTAAATGCCACTACAATTATCAGTGTTGATAGTGGCGCTTTTAATAATGTTGTGGAAGATTTGATACAAGAACCTGACTGGAACGGTGTTAAAGATAGAACTATTAAAGACGGGCAATTTTTAACACTTGATGATGGTGAAACCGAGGGATATTATTATTTTTATCCGGCGACAGTTGATTTAGGTGAAATTTACGAATGTTCTTTAACTGCTAAATTTAAAGCTGTTGTTGAAAAAGTTGGTAGCAGACTTAGAGATATTAATGAAATAAGAGATTATACAAACGGTGTTAGAAATATTCGAAGTGAAGATTATTCAAATGTTTCTGATTGGGGTATAGAATTTCAAATGAATTTATCTAATGACGGTAGCACTTGGAGCGGTTGGCAGACGTTTACAGCAAGCCAATTAAGCTTTAGGGCTATCAAATTTAGAATTTATATGTACTCAAGAAACGTTGATTATGTTCTACGTGTTTCAACTGCTGAAATTGTTGTTGATATGCCGGATAGATATGAGAGCGGTGAGGACATTGAAATAACAGATGCTAGTGTAGGAGGTGTTGTAACTTATAACAACGCTTTCAGAAACATTCCGTCTGTAAACGTTACCGTCCAAGATGGTGATGTTGATGATAGAATTGAATTTTTAACCAAAAATGAAACAGGGTTTACAATTAAAATATTTAACGCTACACTTAATACATACGTTAAAAGATCGTTTGATTATTTGGCAGCAGGTTATGGGAGAGCTTCGTAATGAGTCAAAATGTTGTAGATTATAGTTTAAATCCAACCGGTCCTGAATTATTGGACGATTATTTGGATAAAGAGCAGGAAAATAATTTAACTTCTAACAGTGGTATTCAAAGACCTAGTTATGCACAGGCTGGTACTCTATGGCTTGATAACTCTACAACACCGTGGACATGGTATTTTTATGATGGCACAAGTGATATAGCTATAGGCACTTTTAACCCTACAACACATGAATTTATAAGTGCCAATTTTGCAAATGTTGTAAACCTTACGACAGCTCAAAGTATTGCAGGTGTTAAAACATTTACAGATAAACCACTTGTACCGACACCGACAAGCACAGATGATGTTGCAACGGTAGCTAACCTTGCATATATTGCAGGTATTCAGCAAGGGTTGCAAACTGCTATTGATGCTAAAGCAGGCTTGGCTAGTAATAATGCTTTTACTGGTACAAATACATTTGTAACACAAGCAAACAGTGATAATTCAACTAAACCAGCGACAACTGCTTATGTGAATAATAAATTTCAACAAGTTAATTCGTTACCTGCAAGCCCTGATGCTGATACATGGTATGGAATACCGGAGGAATAAATGCCTTTATATCACGGTTCACAGAAGATTGAAGATTTATATGTAGGTTCTACGAAAATCGGTGAACTTTATAAAGGTTCTACGCTTGTTTATAAATCTTGTAAATATAATCCCGATCAAGTCATATTTGAGTCTGCGACACCCGGTACATATAGTTTAGAGCTATTAGAAACCGGTAAATATGAAGTTTATTGTATAGCTGGTGGTGGTTCGGGAACTTTTCGCATACGTATTTCTGGTAGTAGTTATTATGAGCGTATAGCCGGTGGTGGTTCTGGTAGTGGATTTATTGGAGTTGTACATATAACGAAAAACACTTATTCTATAAATATTGCAGCAGGTGGTAGCGGTAATTATGAAGGTTATGGATATAGTGGTGGAAACTCATTGATAGGAAATATTTTAACATGTTACGGTGGTGGTGGTGCGAATACACACGATGGCAATGCCGGTGGAGGTGGAGGTGCAATACCTTCCGTAAATACAACAATATATTCTACACAATTAAATAGTGCTGGTAATACAGGCGAAAATAATGCATCTGTGCTACCATCTGCATCCGGTGGTGCTTCTTTATATAACGGTTATGGAAAAGGTGGAGATGCTAGTTCACGTTATAGTGGAGCAGGTAATGGTGGTTATGTTAAGATAATTTATAAAGGGCGTTAATAACACTCTTGACACTTTCCACACTCAGTGCTATAATAACGCTTGTAACATAACAGGAGGTTTTACATGGATAATACAGTTGAAATTATTAAAGAAGCTAGAAAAGCAGGAATGCAAGTAGCTTTGATGATGTTCGGTGCGTTGTTAATTGTTAGTGGTTTGTTTGGATATTTTATTTATGAAAGCTGCCAGATGACCACACATACTATTGAAGCAGAACAGACAACTGATACGGGTAACAATACAATTACTCAAGAGGTTAAATAATGGCAAGTCAACGCATTAAAATAACTTACTCTACATATAAAAGGCCTCAAATGCCTGTAATCGCAGGACGTGTTGTAAAAGGTGGTCGTGGTGGCCGGCGCAAAGGATAAAATAGTAGCGCTTTGGTTGCATATATGGTTGAAACGTATAGCTAAACGTTATCCTGATTTCTTTGAACAAATCCTTAAAGATGTTATTGATAGTGATAAAGCACAGAGAATTATGCGTGCTAGGTATCTTCAACGCTTAAAATTCAAACAAATTCCTGATGTGGTTAATCTTGAATTAAGACAAGTTTATAAAATTCACCAAGATGTCATCAAACATATAATAAATCTTTAAAATCAATAGGCTAACCGCGCACATGTTAGCCATTTTATAATACCTTAAACCTTGCTAACCTTGTTAACAGTTAATGATAGTTAGCGAGGTTTAAAATGTCATACAATCAGCAATTCTATCCGGGTTATATGCCAAACCCTACACCTTACGGCTACCAACCTCAGCCGCAATATCCACAAATATCGAACAGTTTTGTTAATTCTGTAAATGAGTTAAACAATATTAGAGTAATGCCTAATTGGTATTATCTCGGAATCAATCGGGACTCCAAAGAAATTTATGTCCGTAAAATGAATAACGACGGAAACATTGAGGTTGAAACCTATACTTTGAAGTCCGAATCCAAAGTAAAATCTGAATATGAGCTTTTAGATGAGCGTTTAACAGGTATTGAACAGCTTTTAAAGGAGAAATTAAATGTTCAACATAATGAATATGTTAGTAAACAACCTGTTAGCGAATAAGCTCAACAGTATGCCTCAATATCAGCAATACATACAGTCGTTTAACCAAATGATGAATGGTAAAAACGATCAGCAACAAATGCAGACGATTTTAAATATGGCGCAATCAAGAGGTATTGATATTCACGCGCCTATTATCACCGAGCAACAAGCACGACAACTCGGTTTGAACATTCCCCGTAAGGGTTGAGTAGATTAATTGGTTTAACTTTTATTTAGGAGAAGAATTATGGCCGAAGGAAATGGTTATAGTTTAGCCGATATTGCCGCTGCTATGGGTGGTAATGGTGGCTTTGGTGCCGGTGGTGGCGCAAGTTGGATGATGATTTTATTCTTATTTGTGCTTTTCGCTGGTGGTAACGGTGGTTTTGGTTGGGGAGGCAACGGCTTTGCCAACGCTATCGGTTACGAAAATTTAGCAACTTCTAACGAAGTACAAAGAGGGTTTGACAATCAAAACTCTATGGCAAATCAGAGAGATATTTTAGCGGCTGTTAATAGCGGAACAGCACAGTCCGTAGCTGCAACAAATCAAGTTTATCATGACATCGTAGGTTACGTTGGTGATAAATACTCTGAATTGGATAGAGATGTTTTAAGCGTTGGTAGCGCCGTACAGCAAGCTATCGCAAATCAGAACGCCTGTTGCTGCGATACGAAAATGCTCATTAGCGAAACAGCAGCTCAAAACCGTTATGATGCGTTGAAAAACACCAACGATATTAACGCTGTTACAATCGGGCAAACTCAAAAAATTCTTGATGCTTTGGCGCAAAGTAAAATCGAGGCTTTACAAGGAAAAGTGGCTCAGCTTGAACTTGCAAATCAACTCGGTAACGTAGTGCGTTATCCGTCAGCTTGGACTTATAACGCTGGCCCATCACCATTCTGTAACTGCAACGGTTGCGGAATTGCTTAATTGCTCAATCGGGTGGGTTTAACACCCACCCTATCCCTCTAGGAGAAGAAAAATGTCTTGTAATTGTAATTGCCCTTATAAACACACAACAACGGCTTTAAGCACTGCCGGTTTGTTAACCGTTACTAACGCTGATAATGTTGGTAATTTTGATAAATTTTGCTTGATACTAACAATCAACCCTAGTGCTGTTATTACAGGTCCGGCTGTTGATTATACAGTAACGGTTAATGGAACTGCTGTACCTATCTTAGACAGATGGGGTTATCCGATAACTACAGATAGATTATGCACACGTAAAGGATATATCGGTAGATATATAGAATCTGCAACTCCGCATATAACTTTAGTTAACGCTTGTGGTAATCCAACCGCAGGTGTAGCAGCAAGGTCAACGGAGGGTTAATATGACGTTTAAAGAGCTTGTTTATGAGTATGGCCGTGAAGGTTCAACGGATGCAATGGAGAAATTAACCTGCAAAGTTGATTGGTTCACGGAAAAGGTGAGAGAAACGAATCCTGAGCTTGTGGATAAGTTTTTAATGAAAGTGGATTTATTGCTTAATCCTCATTTCACACGTAAAACTGCCGAGTATGTTGTAAGCAGACTTGAAAATAAAGATGGTACTAAAGGCGGCCATTGGAGTTATGAGCAGACTACGAGTGTTATGCCCGATGGACTCCATGAAGCTGATTGGCATTACGTGCTGTCGATGATTTATTCAGACTATTATAAGTCCGGTCGCTCAGATGAAACATACATCGGATTAGCTAAAGACTTTTTAGATGATCCTGATGCTCCCGATGGTAAAGCTAAAAAATACTATTTGGCAATGGTGGATTGAAAAATCCACCTTGACTTTTTTAAATTAAGAGGTTTAAAATGAGAGGTGTAAATGGGAGAAAAGAATTGTGTAAACAATCAGTAGTGTTAGACACGATTAAAAAGACAGTAAAAAAAGGTGGTATGACTTCTGCACAAATCAAACTTGCCGAAGCACAAGCGGAGGATTATGCGGATATGAAAAAAGAATTGCAAGGGCTGAAATCTGATTTCGGTGAGATGAGAAAAGAGTTTGGTGATGTTAGAACGAGATTAGGTAAAATAGAGGGTAACATTGAAACATTGCTTGAAATTAGCAATAGACCAAAACTAACAGAAAATAAATATTTTTGGATATTTATAACGGTTGTAGCCTGTTTATTAGCAGGTGTTACACACATTTCAGAATTAAAAGGATTACTCGGTGGATAGATGAGCGCTCGTGTTTGGGAAATGGCTAAAAATATCACACTCAATTTAGAGGGTGGTTATCAATGTCAACCGAGCGATAAAGGTAATTGGACATCTGGTAAAATTGGAGTCGGAGAATTAAAAGGTACAAAATATGGTATTTGTGCCATGAGCTATCCTGATTTAGATATAGCAAGCTTAACAAAAGAACAGGCAGAATATTTATATAAAAAAGATTACTGGGGTAAATGTAAATGTGATTATATACCCGATGCTTTAAGTATTGCACTATTCGATTATGCTTTTAACAGTGGTGTACGTAGAGCAGTTAAAGACCTTCAAACTGCTTTAGGTGTTAAAGCCGATGGTGTTATAGGCAATCAGACAATAGGTGCTTGCAACAGACTTCCATTACGACAAATTGTAGATAAATACTTGCAATTAAGATTAAATTTTGTTATTAGTTTACATAATAAAAAATACGAGAAAGGGTGGGTTAATAGGATTAACCGTATTCGTACAATTTGTGAGGAGTTGATATAATGTTTATAATCGATGAAGAAACCGGTAATATAACAATTCGGCAAGGTGATTCAGCAGAAATAACAATTACAGGAATACCTGACGATAGAGAATACGATGTTTATTTTTCAATGTACGATTCGAATCGTAATATATTGTTTAAATTAAAAGAAAACCCTGTTGACAGAGAGGTAACGTTTAAAATAACACCTAAATTATCTAATCTATTAACAGTGCCATCAGGACAAAAAACCGCACTTTATTATTGGGGAGTTAAACGATGTTATGAATCTGATAATTTTGAAGATACTTTATTGGTTGGTGACAAAGGTGTTGCTGATTTGAATAAAGTAACAGTATATCCGTTAATTGTGGAAGGTGCTGAAAATGCCAACAGCTAGATTTATAAATGATACTGCAACAATAGAAGTTAACGGTAAAACCGAAACTGCCTCCATCGGTATAAAATCTGATATTGTCGGTGGTAGAGTTGGTGTTAGTAGTTATCCACAAGGTCAAGATCACGATAAACTTAATAATCGTAATTTGCCCGACCAGCATCCAATATCTGCTATAACAGGGTTAGAAACGGCATTAGCCACTTTCGTTTATGAACAAGCAAGTGCAAGTGATACATGGATTATAACTCACAATTTAGGAAAACATCCTTCTTGCACAGTGGTGGATAGTTCAAATAATGTATTTACCCCAGCAATTCATTACGACAGCGAAAACCAAATCACAATAACAATGAATGGCGCAACAACAGGAAAAGCTTATTTAAATTAGGAGAAAATCAATGGCGACAAGAAAATATGCGGCACATTTAGACCTTAACAAGAATGAAATTCAAAATGTTAAAGGTCAAAAATTAAATTCAACACCTCAAGGGGTTGAAGAAGCTCAATACTGGTATGATACCGTAAATCATACTATGAAATTTTATAACGGCACAAATGAAGTAGATATGGGTTCACAAGGGGCTATATATACAGCAGGAACAGGTATCGCTATCAGTGCAGGTAATGAAATTAGTGTTACTGACCCAGTTTTAACCAATCGTACGTCAAGTTCCTATGGAATGTCAATTGGAAGAATAGAAAATATAGGCACGAGGAGTATATGTATTAATACTGATTATGAAACTTCTGGTGCGTATGGTGATGATAGTGTTCAAATAGGTGGATTTGGTGATGCCAATACAGGAGGTACAGCTGTAGGTTGTGGTGCAGAAGCGTATGGTGAAAGTTCTACTGTATTTGGTAATAATGCTGTTGCATCTAGTGACAATAGTACTGCCATAGGTAGCAATTCTCAAGTTGGAGAAAATGCAGATTATGCAATTCAACTAGGTGAGGGTAATAATGAAGAAGCTAACAGTTTTTATGTAGGGTTATCATCTAGCAATAACTATAAGCTCTTAGGTTCTGACGGTAAAATTCCAAACGCTCGTCTTAACTTAGACGGAACACCGACATCTGCAAGCACGAATGGAATTACATCAGGGGGTGTTTATACTGCGTTAGGTGATTATGTTCCAACATCTACAAAAGGTCAAGCTAATGGTGTTGCCTCTCTTGATTCTACTGGTAAAGTACCAACAGCTCAATTACCAAGTTTTGTTGATGATGTAATTGACTCATATATCGTAAGTGGTGCGACAGCATTAAGTGCTGGTTGGTTATCTGCAACCGATGGTGGCACTGCATTAACGCCTGAAACTGGTAAAATTTATGTAGTGCTATCAGCTGGCGAATATCTGAATAAGACATATCGTTGGTCTGGTTCAACCTATGTAGAGATTTCAGCAAGTCCTGCACAGGCAACCGAAAGTGCGGCTGGTATCGCTCAAATCGCAACGCAAGCGGAAGTTAATACAGGCACAAATGATACTGATTTTGTAACACCTTTGAAATTAGCAACATATATCGGGAACAAAAAAGCAACGTTTACAAATCCTGCATTGACTGCTTCTGGTGGACAGGTAACTTGGACAATCTCTACAACTCTTGCTCCTGACTGTATTATAACTGTTAGAGAAACTTCGGGCGGTGCAGAAGTCTATACAGACGTTACTTATGGTAATGGTTCAATCACAATTAAAATGAATAGCGGAGATGTAACAGCAGGAACTTATACTGCGGTTGTTCTCGGCTAGGAGTTAGCTGATGAGTAAATTCTTAAATATAAGCACTGATAATACTTTAGGGGGGAACAACGCTAGCAATGAGGTTGTTTCCGCTCAAAAAGCTGTTAAGGATTATGTGGATAATAACATTCCAACTTATACCGCAGGAACTGGTATTGATATTACCAATGATGTGATAAGCGTTGATGGAGAGCAAGCAAGCCTTTTAACCCTTGCAACGGTAGCAACAACAGGTGCTTATAGCGACTTGACAGGGCAACCAACAATTCCGACAGTTAATAATGCGACTCTTACGATAACACAAGGCGGAACGACAAAAGGAACGTTTACAGCCAATGCTTCAAGTAATGTAACGATTGATTTAGACAGTGGGGGTTCTTGGGGAAATATTACAGGAACTTTAAGCAATCAGACAGACCTTAACAATGCTCTATCAGGTAAAGTAAATACATCTGACCTCGCAACTGTTCACGTTGTTGTAGATACATATGAGAATGGCACAAGTTGGTATAGAGTTTACTCTGATGGTTGGTGTGAACAAGGTGGAAGAGCCACAGTACCTCAAGGGGCAAATGTCGATATTACATTTCTAATACCCTATGCTAATACAGACTATTATGTAAATGGTAACCAAACCTACAATTGGAGCGATAACCCCGGAGGGTATGTAAATGCTATATTTGGTATGCCTAGAACAGATGGCTTTTCTATGAGAGCTTCAACAGGTCCTTTGGGAAGTATATGGATGGCTTGCGGATATATAAGTTAAGGAGCCTAGCCAATGAAAGCTTATAAAGAAACAATAAGAAAGTATTATAAATACGCTTCTCCGGCACCTGGATATAGAGAATTAAGTTATTTATATGCACAGGCTGGTTCGTATATTGACACTAATTTTATACCAAACAGTAATTCCAAAATAGATTGTGCTATGGCTTGGACAACTTCTGCAACAGGAAATATAGCTTTTGGTGCTGGTGTTGGTTATCAAGATAGAAATATAGAATTATATTCATCTGGTGCTTCATTTGAAGTCCATTACTCAGCATATACTGTAATAGGCTCATATAATCCAAATAAATATTTTAGATTTGTTCAAGATAAAGGTAATATAGTTATTTACAATGAAGATGGCAGTCAAAATTCAACATATAATTTTGGGACAAAAACTTTTGACTGTGTTTATACTATGACCCTTTTTGCCACGCATAGAAGCACAATTAATACATCAGCTTATCCTCAATATTTACAATATTTTAAAATATATGATAATGAAGTATTAGTAAGAGATTTTGTTCCAGCAGAAAGAGTATCTGATAACGTCATAGGTTTATATGACAAAGTAAATTCAGTATTTTATACAAATCTTGGTTCGAATACCTTTACAAAAGGTGAATATATAATAGAAGAAAGTACTTCCTCAGATTATGATTTTTATGAAGATGAATATAAATATAAACTAGTCAAAGAAACAATAAGAAAGTATTATAAGTATGTTACATGGACTCAACCTGTATTAACATCCAATAACTCTTCTGATATTATGTGGGTATCAGCGAGTAATGAAGGACAAGGAGCTGCTTTTAACGCTTTTGATGATAATGTTTCATCTACTAATTGGTGTACAAGTAATAATATAACAACAGCATATTTATATGTAAATATAAATGAAAATATATATATTTCATCAATATCTGTAACAGGTTATACTAATGTCTACGGACATACCGATACAATTACAATTTATAGTAATGATATAGAAATAGGGGCTACAAAAACTTATAATTACAGTCAAAGTAATATACAGACTTGGACTTTTAATTCTCCTGTAAAAGTTTCATCTTTAACATTTAAAGGAACAGGTTTAACTTGGACATGTATACCAAATATTACTATAACTGCACAAAAAGTAATAAATGGAACTTCCTCAGATTATGATTTTTATGAAGATGAATATAAATATAAACTAGTCAAAGATACTATAAGGACTTATTACAAACGAGCTTCATTTACATCAGATTCAACTTTTACAGTTCCTTTTGGTATTACAAAGTTAAAAATAGACTGTGTTGGGGCTAAAGGTAAAGATGACAGTGCAGTTGGTGGAAATGGTGGTAGAGTTCAATGTGACCTTGCTGTATCAGCAGGTGATGTGCTAAATATTACAGTCGGAGCTATACCTACAGGAGCTACAAGAACACCAATGTATAACGCTTCTGATGTTAGAACAGGTGGAACAGCTATTTCTAATCGTATAATTATTGCAGGTGGCGGTGGTAATGGTGGTCACGATGGTGGCAGAGGTGCAACACAAGGTGGTGCTGGTGGTGGAACTACTGGTGGGGATGGTGTAGTTTGGAGGAACGTTGACCCTATTTGCGGTTACGGTGGAACACAATCCGCAGGAGGTAGAGGTGGTTATACCACAAGTACATATTATTATTCAACTGGTGCAAATGGGGAATTAGCAAACGGCGGACAAGGCGGTGCTATTGGCAATGAGATTGGTGGAGCAGGTGGTGCAGGCTATTATGGTGGCGGTGGCGGTGGTTGCTATGAATATTCTGGTGGTGCTGGTGGCGGCGGCGGGGGTGGTTCATCCTATGCAGATTCATCACTGTGTTCAAATGTAGTCCACACACAAGGCTACAATGACGGTGCAGGATATGTCTATATAGATTATCCATCCACGTCATCAGACTATGACTACTATGTTGATGAAAACACTTACAAAGCCTTTAATATATAGGAGAAAATCATGGAAATTAAAGCAACATTAAACAAACCTTATACAGACAGGGAAAGAGCTGATTTTATCGTAGAAAATAACCACCAAAAAGGTTATGAAATTAAAGAAACTGAAACAGCTCTTGAAGCCTGGGGATTAACAGAAGAAGAACAAAAACAGGCAGATTTAGAAAACAAACAAAAGTCTGTTCGTGCTGTTCGTGAGCAATACTTCTCTGAATATGTGGACTGGTATCAATCCAAACCACTTCTCTGGGAAGAAATGACCGAGGAAGAAAAGCAAAATATTGCTGAATATCGGCATTATTTAATGGATTACACCAAGCAGGAGAATTGGTGGGAGCAAAATCCGCTAACTTTTGAGGAGTATATCAATGCTAACTTGGCTCAAAGCCTTATTTAAGGGAGTTAGAAAATGACTAAGATTATCGTTAATTCGCAAGGGAAGGCATATACATTTAACAACAAAGCCTTATTTGTTAGTGGTGGTGGCTCGTTAGTAGATTTCGTAAATGCCGTATATCCAGTAGGGGCATTATACTTCGGGAACACCTCAACTTGCCCTCTGGCGTCCATAACAGGAACGTGGACACTTGTTTCCAGTGGTAAGGCTATTATGGGTGCGGATAATGACCACGCTATTGGTACGACAGCAACTGCGGGATTACCAAATATCCAAGGCACTCTAACATCCGCAAACCTCGGTTGGTATGATGACAACCACATTACATCAGGAGCATTTGTGAGAACAGAGGACAGAGAACACGGCTACGGAAGTATCGGCTCAGGGCAACCTAATATTAAGCTCGTATTTGATGCTTCTAATTCATCATCAATCTACGGCAACAGCTCAACAGTACAACCACCTGCGTATTATGTAAATATATGGGAGAGGACAGCGTGATAACATGGCTTAAAGCCTTATTTAAGGGGGAGAAGAAATGAGTAGTTTATACTTTATTTGGGGTGGATTCCTACGCCGTTGGTTCGGTGGTGCTTTTAAAGACGGTATAATGTCAAAGCGTGGACTTCAAGCAACCTGTATGATATTAACCTTTATGAGCATTTATATTGATTCGCTTGCTTGGAAAGCGATTTTACTTGGCACGACAATAAGCGTTTACCTCTATATTCAATACTGGAGCAGAAGTCATGGGTGCTGTTTTGACGTTGGTAGAGATAAGCAACCGACAGAAGAAACGATTAAGAGATATAACGAGCGTTGGTATCATATACCTTGCGATTGGTTGGCAAATAAAGGGTTTTTCCCTAAATATGGTGTTAGGTATGACTTTTTATATATGACTTTGAGATACACTTGTCCGATTCTTCCTATGATGTACTTTGACTGGAAATATATTTTAATCGGGTTATCGGTAGCTCCGATATATGATATTTGCTGGTGTTGGTATCAATCTAAGATTTGGCTTAAAAATCCGCCAGAATGGTTAAATGCTCCGACAAAGGTAGCAGAAATCCTTGTTGGTGGTGTTACTTATGCAGGGTGTTATTTATTGGGGATGTAAGATGAAGTATATAACGGCGATTTTTTTAGTTTTGAGTGTGGTATGTGGCATTTTAGCATATTACTACTACAAAAGAGCGGATTCGTATTGTGAACTATGGAAAAACAGCGAAGCAAACAATAATATTCTCATCAAACAAAGGAGAAAAGACTATGAAGATACATTGGCAATCAGTGAGCGAAACAAGGAACTTGAAGAGTCAGCCAAGATGGATAAATCATCTTTTGATTGGAATTACCCTATTGCTGATAGTCCTGTTATTTTGCGGTTGCAAGCAGGTAGAATATAGATATATCGAACCTGAACGTGTACCGATTACTTGTATAGACCACATTAAAACCCCTTTAGATATGGCGAAGTGCTTAAATGAATACCAACAAAGATACTAATATTCACTGGGAGCCTGTTGCTAAAACTCCCTATGAAGAAAACGGTCAGATGTACCTTTTCTCAAAAGAAGAAATGGACGAGTTGATAAAATGGAAGCCTGTAAGCAATATTCCGGTGGAGGAGATTTACAAAGATTTACCAGAGGTTAAACAATATCACGAAAACTTTGTTAAGTTATGGAATCTTAAAACTCGTTGACAACGCTATAAACCGTGTTAGAATAAAATTGCATTTATGCAAGACTTTTTAACTTAGGGTGCGCTTGCAGAAATGTGAGCGCATTTGAAATATGAAGAAGTTTATATATCTTGTCCACGTTGATAAATATACAGGTTATTTCAATCCGTTTAATTGGGATATAGACTACGCCCCTAACTCTAAGAGAATAGACTTTATTCAAGATGTTGTTAAAAAGTTTTACCCTGAGTATCAAATCCACTGTGTACGAGACGAGGGTATAGAAGAAGTGATTAAAAAAAAGATAGAGAGTGATGTTTTAACTGCAAAAATAAAAAAACCTACTCATACGGACTATGATATGAGTAGGTAACATTCAATGAGATATACGTGCATATATTACCAACGTTTTCTGTCGTAGTCAACCCCGTTCCAAAAATAATCACGATTATCAACAATTTTTATCTTTTCAGAAACAGCTTTAAGTATTTCAGCTCGATATTCTTTATCAAAGTCATAAAAATAATAATCCAATGCTTCTTTTGCTAACGATTGAGTGCGTTTCCAACGTTTTAAACTGTTTGCAACAATATAAATATCTGCAAGCTCCTCTAACATATGGTCGCTCTCAGCTTTTTCAAACTCTTTAACCTCTTGTAGTAAGTGCAAGATTTGACTATCTGCGGTTGCTTTCGGGAACTTCTTACGATGCCATTTAATCATATTATTAACTTTTCAGCCTCCTCTATATACCATTTGTAATCAATATTATCCCATCTAAAATCATTAATGTCATTAACAACTGTAACTTTATAACCGGCAGCTAAACCTGTAACACGCTCCTCATATTTGGACTTATTACCCGTGCAAACACGTTCATCCCATTCACCACCTGTTTCTGCCATTACACGGTCATACTCGGCTTGCGTAACGCCGTTTTTGCGTTTATAAGCACCGATTGGCCCTGCAGGTGGCATAACTTTATTAAGATATTCACCGTCCGTGGATATATAATAACGTGTATTCTTTTGAATAGGTGTGTTACCCCACATAAGCTGTGCGCCTTTGTTAGCTTTAGCAGCACAGCAAAATTCATAAGGATTATAAGATGTGCGGATATAAGTTGCAATATCTATACCGTCTATCATGTTTGCAACGGCTGCTTGCACGCTAACAATGTTTGAAAAATTCTTATGCCATGCAGCCGGTTGAGCGGATGCTATAGACTCGAAATAATCATCTGGATTCGGTGTCCAATATGCGCCTTTAAGTTTAGCTTTGCCATCAGTACCGATAGCAATATAGTTGTTCACATCTCTGATATACATTTTAGCGTAACGAGCTTCCTCAAGATCGAGTCGTGTAATACGTTCCCACTCTTTGCATATTTCAACCGTACGCTTGTAATAATCCTTATGGATATAATAAGTGATACCATCGGTATTTGCTTGAATAACACTTAGAGTCGGAACCGCTATAAGGCGTTCAAGTAACATTGACAACATTAACTGTCCGTTGATAGTAATTGTCATAGTGAATTGCGGATCGTAGAACACACTAAAAATGCTGTTTGACTTGCCGTAAGCACCGTTAAGAGCAAGTTTAATTGAGTTAGCTTCCGGGCATTTCTTACCTTTTTCCTTTTGCCATTTTTTACGCTCTTTTTTAAGGTCGCCGTAAATTTTTGCAAAAGTTTCTCCCAGATGTTCCGGGTGCAAACCGTTTACGATAGCTATTGACGGATACAGAGAGCTAACATCAACATCAACAATCCACCAGTCATCACTTGCTTGGATTCGTTTCTTTTCTACAGAGCCGTGAATACCACCAACACCATAATGATACGTTACGCCGTTCACAGTCGTTGTAAGGTCGGTGAACACACCTTTGGTTTTAATATTTGTGCTGTCCTCTGCACCTGCTTCCGCTATTTCATCTGAGGTAAGTGTCTGACTGCACATATAGTCGTAAATGCGTTTAAACGGCTCAGTGGTGAGTTGAACGTAAGGAAATATAATATCTTTTAACGCTATTCGTGTTCGGGGCGTTTGGCGCATTTTTCGCTTGCCTGATGACATATCGTAGCAAATATCGTCACCAAGTCGCTGTATCATATTTTGCTCGCCGATTTTAGTATCATTCCAGTTATAAACATCAACACCAAAAAGATGTTCCAAACCTTGCCGAAATTCAATAGCGTGATGAGCGTATTTAGCGAATCGCTTAGTTTCAAGCACGTCGTGTTTATTGTAGCTGACAAGGATTTCAACCTGTTCTTTGGTTAATACCGTGCCATCTTTTATCGGCATATCTTGAACAAAAGGCGCACGCATATTTATTTGTAACGCTTTCAAACTTGTGGACTTCGCTTTGTTGTCAAAATGGTGCATTTTGAACAAATCTATCTGTGGTGCAAATCTATCGTTGGCCCAGATGATGTGACCGAATCGGTCTTGACCTTCTATTATCTCCATAGCTTTTGCGTAAAGTTGTTGATAGGTTGCGGACGGATTATTCCAAAGAAAATGAATAACCGGATAGTCAAAGTTAATATTATTAAAACCTATCATTGGTGTTTGAGTTGTTGCAAGCTCTCGGAAAAATGCTAATAACTGCTTGCGGTCGTCACGAAATTCTGAAATCTCCCAAACGGACGTAACATCTGAATTTAACATCTCCATAGCAAACGTAAAACAGTTCGGGAACGTTTCTATGTCGTACACTATAGCGTTGGTAAGGTTAAGCATTGTTAATACTCCAACCAGTTGGCAAACTTTTTAAGAAAATCAACAAATTCATCTTGCCAAGTGCGTGGAGCGTTTTCAACTAATTTAGCTACCAAAATACCTTTGTAATAAATTTCATCACCTATAATTTGTAATTCACTCATAATATCCCTCCTGTTAAAATATACGGCAGACTTTGACCGGCCTGCTAGCGGTTCGTCAACATTTGTGATTTATCTAGATGGGAAGGTAGTCACAAACGGAGCAGTAGTAGCGGCCATTGGGTGCGCGGACTGTTGCTGACCGGCCGCAGGTGCAACAGATTGGTTGAAACCCGGTGCTGCCTGAGTTGGCATGCCAGCATTTTGCACGAAGTCATAAGCCGGTGCAGGCATTGCAACAGGCATCGGTTGCGCGTTTACAGTTGCAGGCATTGCTACCGGCTGAGATGGTTGAGTTGCAGGCATTGCTACAGCTTGCTGTGGCATAGGCATACTTGCATTAGCAGGTGCAGAGCTAATAGGTGTTGCAGATGCACCGGCAGGTAATGCAGTTTGCTGACCGCCAAACAATTTCATTGGATCAGCATTTGTAGAACCTTTGATAGCCTGTCCATAACCTATTAACTCATAAGCATTTGGATTCCAGTAAATGCCACCGTCTTTTTCAGTGTGAACAGTAACGTTAACGTTTGCAACAATGAAGTCACCGACTTTAATTTCATTTTCATCAATCTTGCGATAAGCACCATTTTCAAACTTATAAATGTTCGGTGCAAATGCAGATGTGCGAATTTTAATAATATAACAACCTGCATAACCGTCACGAGTGTTGTAAGGAACGTTTGAACCTTGCGGACATGCAGGGCTATCACCGTTAATAATTTTCCAAGCGAATCGTGCCATATCCAACTGTTCGGGGTTGGTTTGTGCATGTTGCGGATAAACTTTTATAACCTCTTGTAAAATATAAGGCCATACGTTCTGCATAAATTCAGCTTTCGGAATAGCTAAATCAATTCTATGCTCTTTTAACGGTTGCCCGTTCTTATCCATTTTAGGTTGTTTTGTATAATAGTCTATAGCCTGTTCAAACTTTGTAGGGTGTCCACCAACAATACGACCGGCAGGTAATTTAAAAGCTTCTAAAGTCATAATTCATACTCCTATACATTTAATGCTTTACGATATGTTTCAAGCAAGAAATCTTGCTCGTCTTTATCTGCGGTATTCATTTTACGCAATTTAATAATTGCACGGATTGCTTTGACATCAAAACCAACACTTTTAGCTTCTGCAAAAATATCGTTAATATCGCATTGAATACCCTTTTTTTCTTCATTTAAACGTTCAACACGTTCAATTATTGACAATAATCTACTTGTGTCAATACCTCCAACTTCTGTCATTGTTTTTCTCCAAATAATTTAGTTGCTAATTTGTTTTCATCAATGTGAACCAGTTTAGAACCGTTATCAGGCCTATGTGTCCATAGTTTGATTAAATCCTCCGGTACACCTTTTTTCTTGGCTTGTGCAGGTGTTATCAACTTTTTAACACTGCAATCAATATCACACAATTCTTGCAACAATTCAGGTGTTACATCATCGTTCCAAGTTGTGTTGCCTAAAGCCGGTTGAATTGCGTAAGATTTTACTGTTCTACCGTCTTTAAGTCTATGTAATGCTAAATCTTGATACGCTTCGTAAGATTGTTTAATAACCTCACTAGCACGTTTCAAATTGTCTAACATCCACGCAAGTTTATCATCGCTTATTTCACTATCAAATGCCATATTTGCAACGTCCACAGCATTCATACATGCTATTTGCGCCGCAGGACATTGTGAGAGTGATTTGCACTTATAACACTGTGAACCGCTGCAAACTATTGCTTGAGGGTTGTTTAAAGCGTTGTAGAGTTGCTTTTCAAGCTCATCAAGCTCTTGCATTGTGATAACCCAATCACGTACAGCTCCGGCAGGGTGAAAAGCTCGTGGCTGATAAATGCGGAAAATATACCGCCACGGTTTAGATCCATGAAACATACGATAGCTTATAGCATGACTAATTAACGTCCAATTCATCTCAGGTTCTACGATTCGATGACCGTATTTTAAGTCTGCTATCATTATTGTATGCTCGTCAACTTGACCGATATAATCAGCACGACCTCTTATTTCCCACACTTCTCCGTTGTGGTGATAGGTATCTTTTTCAACAACACAGTTACCCATCAGGATAAGTTTGATATAATCACGGCAGTTTTCAACCATTTCAGCAGTTACAAACAAACCGTTAGGCGCTTTTTGCCCGATTAAATCATCAGGATTCGCACCGTGATAAACTTGCTCACAAAGCCAGTGTGCTGCATTACCTTCATCTGTTGCTTCGGTTGAGGGGTTAAACGGTTCAATACCGCCTAACCTCGTAAAACCGTTACAAGCCATAAATCTTGGTAATTCTGTGGCTGTGAGTGATAACATTACAAACCTCTTACTGTTAATTCGTTAATAATGTATTGAATTGCGTTTGTATTGTCTTTGAACTGTGTCAAATTCTGACACTGCAATCCGAATTGAGCGTTTGTGCTATCAAGCAAGTTTTTAATGTCATTACCTTTAAGGATATTGTTACCTAAACCTGTTTGTAACTTTTTGAACATTGTTTGAAACATAATGTCGGTTGACACAGGTGTAGGAGTCGGCACAGGCGCTACCGGAGCTACAGGCGCTTGAGGCTGTGCAATAGGCGTAGGTGCTACAACCGGTGGAACAGTCATTGGTATTACATGTGGTTCTAGTACAGGGGTTGATATTGGCGCATTTGGTTCTACAAAAGTTGCTACAGGCTCGTTTGTAGGTGCTAACCCTAATAACTCGTTTCTAACAGCGTTAAATTCCTCATCGCTTACGCCCCTACGACGTTGCCAAACACCTTTAGCAGTCATTTGATGATTTGAGCTGTGGATTCTACCATCCCACTTTAAACCGTCTTTATCAACTGTATCAGCCGGTAATTCTACAGGTGCAGTCGGTGCTACCGGTTCTACAACTTCCTCAGCAACAACGTTATTGCCTGTCGGTTTGTGGATAGCTTTAAATACGGCTGTGAACTCATCTTCATCCATATCTGTAATTGTTAAATTAAATTTCATATTACTACTCCTTTTTTAATGTTGACATTTAACATTAGCTGTTTTACATTGTTGTTAAATAGTTGTCAAGATAAAAATTGCGGAGGTGTAAAAATTATGAATTTAACTGTTGAGGCTGATATATTATATAAGTTTATGGATTTTACTACTATTAAAATAGAAGGACAAAATCTTATAGGCACTAATGACACTGTGGCCTGCGTCCAACACTTAAACACGGATAACACTGATAATTGTTACATAAATGTTACAAAAGAGTTAGAATCTATAGTTTGTAACGAACTTAAAAAAGACGGTTATTTAACATTTGAAACAATACCTGAAATTGCTATGGGTTCTGTAACCGATAGTGCCGGGCAGATATATACAGATATAATAGTATGGCCTGACGAATCGCCATTAGACCATTGGCGTGAATGGTTTAGATTATCTGAGGAGTCGCAAGGATTTATGTTTGTAAAACTCGAACAGCTTGAAACACTTTGGAAGTGTTCACCTAGTGGCAATATAGTGTTCCCGGAAGTTATTAATGCCGGTGAACCTGTCATTGTTAGAGATGTTACCGATGCTAATTGGGTTGGGGTGTTTATACCTTCTCTTGAGGGAAGAAATTTATTAAAACCTGCAACGTTACCGGAGTGGTTATAAACTATGATAACTAATGCTTTACTCGCAATAATTTGGATAACTTTAATGTTTATATATGATGAGGTTAGAAAATGACAGAAAAAGAAATATACATTTTAATTTATATTTTTACTGTTTTAATTGTTTATGCTTTAGGTATAATAAAAGGTTGGACTATGAAAAAATGATAACACTTAGAGATTACCAACAGGATGTCGTTAATAAAATTTATAACAGTTGGAACGCTGGGAATCGTAATGTGTGCGCTGTGCTTCCAACAGGATCAGGCAAAACTATCGTATTTTCTAAAATAATCGCCGACCACAAAGCTGTTAATCAAAATTGTGCTGCTATCGCACATCGTAACGAGCTTGTAAGTCAAATGAGTTGTTCTTTAGCCATGATGGGTATTTCACATCGTGTCATAGCTTCAAACACTACCGTAAGTCAAATTATCCACAAGCATAGAGAAAAATTCGGTAAATCGTTTGTAAACCCATCGGAGCGAACAGCAGTTATAGGTGTTGATACGTTTGTAAGTCGTATAGATTCGTTAAAGTCGTGGGCGCAACAAATTGACCTTTGGGTTCAGGATGAATCCCAACACCTGCTTAGAACTAATAAATGGGGTAAAACGATTGAAAGTTTTGTAAATGCTCGTGGACTCGGTGTAACTGCTACACCGTGCAGGGCAGATGGACAAGGACTCGGTAAATGGGCTGACGGATTTATGGATGATATAATTGTCGGGCCTACGAGCAGATTTTTAATAAATAGAGGATATTTAGCGGATTATGAAATTGTTTGCCCTAAATCTGATTTAAACGTTGAAAACAGCCCATTGTCTGCAAACGGCGATTGGTCCAATCAAACACTTCGTAAAGCTGCTAAAAAGTCTAAAATTGTCGGTGATGTTGTTACTAATTATCTCAAATATGCTAATGGTAGAAAAGCTATTGTATTTGCTACAGATGTGGACACAGCGGAAGAAATTGCAACGGATTTTAGAGCAAGCGGAATCGATTCGGTGTCGTTAAATGGCAAAACTGTTGCTAGTTATCGTGAAGAATCTATAAGACGATTTGAAAAAGGAAATCTACAAGTGCTTGTCAATGTTGATTTGTTTGATGAGGGCCTAAACATCGAATGTTGCGATGTGGTGATTATGGCGCGTCCTACAGCTTCATTGTGTAAGTATCTCCAAAGTATTGGCCGTGCTTTACGTCCATTACCCGGTAAGACTGCACTCATTATAGACCACGTTAGCAACGTTATTCGCCACGGTTTGCCTGATATGGAGCGTGAATGGACTCTTAACCGCCGTGAACGCCGAGGCAAATCACAATCTGATCCGAGTGAAATACCCCTCACAGTATGTAAAAACTGTCTTAAACCTTATGAAAAATTCCGCACTATTTGCCCTTATTGTGGATTTGAAAAGCCGTTACCGGAACCACAAGCACGTAGTATTGAGATGGTTGAAGGTGATTTGGTGCTATTAACACGTGAAATGCTTGAACGTATGCGCCGTGGAACAATTTTGGAGTCGCCCGGTGATATAGCCGCAAGAGTTAATAGGATTGCAGGACCGATAGCAGCTAAAGGTGTTGCTAATCGGCAAATAGAAAAAATTGCAGCGCAAGCAGATTTGAGAGAGGCTATCGCTCAGTGGGCTGCTATTGAACGTTTGCAAGGCTGTAATGACCGTGAGATATACAAGAAATTTTATTTAACAACAGGCATGGATGTATTAAGCGCTTTGGACGGTTCACATAGCCGTCAAGAGTTTACAGACATGGCTAATAGGATAAAGGAGTGGTATAATGCGTGAGAGTGCAGTAACATCACACGTCCGATTAGCGGCCGCACAACTCAACGTAACCCTCTGGCGTAACAACTGCGGTGGGTTTTACGATGATACCGGCCGTTTCGTGCGTTATGGGCTTGGTAGTGAGGCCAAACTTGCCAGCTCCGACTGGATAGGCATACGACCAACGCTCATAACACCCGAAATGGTTGGTAGCGTGTTAGGAGTGTTCACAGCGGTTGAAATGAAACAAGAGGGTTGGAAGTTTAACAGCAACGATAAACACCAGTTGCAACAAAAACATTTTATTGATATAGTTAACGCAAATGGCGGTATGGCAGGTTTTGCACAATCCGTTGATGACTTTTATAGGATTATTCGATATGGCAATAACAAATAGAATGAAACAACAAGGTGAGAACACTAAAAAACTTATACTTGAGAGCGGTTTAAAGCTGTGGCCGGACGTAACGGCATCTGCTATTGCGGCAGATTTAGGCATTACTCACGCTACGGTTTTATATCATTTTGATAATGTTAAAGATGCTGTGGCACAATATGCTTTGGACATTGATTGTTCGCCGGTAATCGTGCAAATGCTCGCAAGCAACCACAAACTTGTACGCAATATGAAGGGCAGTGAACGTTTGCGGCATTTTGCTAAATGCGCGAGTTAGCTAGATACGCAACAATTCAGGATTACCTTTATATCCACGCTCCCAGATAAACCATGCGTAACATACAGCGCTTGACTCACCTTCTGGGAATCTAGCATCTTTTGAACATAATATACGTTTTTTGAAAACTGCAATATAACGAGGTGGATTCTCTGTGAAAAATTTATCTCGTTTTTCCGATTCTATAAATTGTAATCTCAACAACATACAAACAATAGGTGCTAATTTTAAGGATTTTTCAATGAATTGTAATGCAATTTTAAATGGCGGATTTGTTATGATAGCATCATAAGGTAAATCTTCAAACGCATTAGGTTGTAAAAAATCAATACCTCCAACACCATAACCCCTATCAATTAAATCAGTACTTATAACATTATGACCGTAAAGTTCAAGTATCTGTGACAAATGCCCTTGTCCACAAGCATTTTCGTATATTAACTTACCGCCTGATTCCCATTCAGTACCGAGAATTTTTAACAGCGGTGGTATAACAGCAGGATCGGAAGCATAAAAATCTTCTGGTTGACGTTCTTCACCTTCTATACGATATAAACCTGCTACCCTTTTACTCAACTCTGCATCTCCTCATAATTATCAACATTTAATCCAACACCTCTCAACCCATATATCAAGCTCGGATGTGATAAATCCTCACCTGTTACCGGTGCTTTGGTGTAACCTAATTCTTCATACCCTTTATTCTCTATAATAGCTTTAATGGTATGTTCAAGCGGTTTGGTGCGTATATTACTAGCATCAGCGATAGCTTTAGCAAATGCCGTATAGCTGACATAACCACCTCTAAACCCTCTCTCTTTGTTTTCAACCTTTTCATCTAATAGAACGCGCAACGGACTTCTGCCGATTCTTATAACTTCATCATAGCTTGAAGTATGTGGCGCACGGTGTGGTAACGCACCTTTTTCAATCGGATAATTGAGATAAAATTCGGCAAGTTGTGCGTAACCGCCTTCGTGTTCTAGCCAGTTATACATGTTATCAAAAAATTCTTTATCTAAACCGGCCTCAGCGATTGCGGCTGCTGATTGCAACTTGCTATAGAATATGCAATAACGGCGCTCATTCTCATCAATAGGAAAAGCATCTTTGAAGTTGGAGAAGAAAATCCAGTTAGCAACGTTATCCTCCATCTCTTGATCTACACCTTTGCTTTCAACGGCGATTCGCCTGTCCGTAATGATAGTTTTCAAGCCATTCATAAGGTCGTTTCTGTCACCAACACGCACCTCATCTACAAGTATCATGAGTTTATTGCGCATCCAACCGTTAAACTGACTAACACCGCTAACAAGCTCCTCAGCATCCGGCTGATAAGTGTACGACTCGCCTATGCAGTATTTAATCACATCACCTATCATTTGTTTACCGATACCTTTGGCAGATTGTAACAGCACGGACCACGGAATTTTACAGCCGGGGAATTTAATGCAGTGTGCAACATAATCTTGGAATATTTTAATATCCTCAGCAGTATTGAATATACGATTAAGGAAATCTAACCACCTATCAACATTACCCGGCGCATGACGAATTATAGCCGGTATGTAAGTATTTAACCCTTTACGGCCCATGTCATCATCAATAATTGCAAACGGTCTTAAATCCGGTAAAAATCTGCAATGGTCCACTTTAGGAATTACCCAGTCTGTTGAACGTAATGCAGCCTTCCACGCACTGTCGGTAAGTTTTTGAGCGCTTTTACGTGTCATAAAATCTTTACCACCATAACGGCCGTTAAACTGGTTTTCATTCATAAAACGTCCTGTGGGTGAGAAAATTTTACCCTCACGTTCAACAAAATAACAATCCTTAAACCAAACTTTTTTCTGGTCGGTGTTAAGCGTTTCAAACTCAGGGAATATATCAATGTTAATATCTTGCGGCATTGCCGACTCTACACGTGCCTTGAGGTCTGCTAACTCTTGTGGCGTTGGCGGTGTTGTACGTTGTATTTGCCAACCTTCAACACCGGTAGCTCGTTTAAATCTACCGTAACCAACCTCTGAATCCTTAATTGACTTCCATAATTTAATGTTTTCTTTTTCATCATCACCATTGTATTGTTTGCACCATTCAAGCCAATGGTTAAGTAAATCCTCCTCAGTTGTAAGTGTCCAACCAGCTTGTTTATAAGCAGCCGTTAACGATAACCATTCTTCACGACTTAATTCGTTTGGATTCGTTTGTGATAAACCAAAGTATAACCAATCAAGACTTTCAGCTTGCAATTCAGGTGTTCCGAGCGGTGAACGGTTGCCAACACGTTCAACAACGTTAACACCGGCAAGGTTATCGGCTATTTGTTGAAATGTATAACGTGGGTTGTTAGTAATACCCCAGCAAGTTGTGAGCTGCGATTCGTGCTTGTTGTGCATAAACCCCGGCACACGCATGACACGTGTAGCATCTATAACATTCGAGTCGCCTTGATAAAGCTGCGCTAATTTACGTTGCTGAGTTGTGTAAAAATCATTACCGGTATAAGGCACTACAAGCCAATAAAGGTGAAATTTACCTTGTGAGGATTGAACAGCGAAATGTGGTGGCATAGAACTGCTGATAGCACGTTGATAGCTGTCTTGAGCGACTAGCACGTCATCAATATCAACAACGTGAGCGCGGATATGATCGACATTATCAAGGGTGCGAGCGCCTTCGGGTTTCATGGCGTTTACAGTCATAAAAATACCATACCCACGGTTATTATAATCTATAAGCGTGTTCGCAAGTGCTGCGAGCGTACCTCTCATGTTAATACCCTGCTCGCCTTTGTTGCGGTCGTTTATAACTCGCCAATCGCACTCGGTTTCAGTGTTGCCGGTAAGGGAGTTGATAAACGAAGCTGTAAGGTTAAGATTTTGTGTCATGCTAACAGCTCCTTAAAGATGTGAGTTATAACATCGACAGTCCAACCGTTACCGAGTTGCTTGTATCTTTGAGTGTTCGAAACTCCTGCGGTATAGTTATCAGGAAGTGTTTGTAACCGTTCACATTCGATAGGTGTTAATTTGCGTATATAACCTTCAACAAGTACGCCATGTTTATCTTGAGCTGTCAATGTGTAGAATTTTTTACCATCGTTAAACCTTTGACCGTTTTGACGTTTTTCAACTCTATCAGGTGTTATACAACCAAAGAGATATTGCCCCATTTTTGCAGCACCACCACCAGCTTCACCGCAAAGAGTAACCGCTTTTCCGTGAATACTGTAAACACGATTCGCTTGACTATCTTGTCTGAAATATCCGATTTTACCTTTTTCAACTTCTTTGTTTAAAATTTGTAAAGTTTTATCAAAAGGAACAATATATTCTTTTAAATCTTCAAAAACAGCTTGATGTATATGTTTTTCAAAATATCTTTTAGGTTGAAATTTACTATCGTATCCTGCTAACAAGCACAGGGGTTTATCTCTATCAACACTTGCGTTCTCGTGTATAATATCTTTTAACATTATACCTTTATCTTCTGGTTGTGTAATTTTCCAATTACACCAATATAATCTTGTACGATTCTGTGCTGATACCAAAGATGAATTTATACTAACAGGTTGAACACCTAAAAACGAGCTTATAATATCTTGAAAATCTTTTTTCATCTTAACGTTTTCAAGTAAAAATTTAACATTCGGATTTTGTTGTTTTAATTCGTTAAGAATTTCAGCATATTGAAAAAATAAAGAACTTCTCGGATCAGAAAAGTTTAATTGTTTTCCAGCGAATGAAAAACCCTGACAAGGTGAACCGCCTATTAACAAATCAATATCTGAAAATACACCTGATTTTACTAATTCAACCACATGTTTAACATCACCAAGCTGAATTATATCAGGATAATTTTTTTGAGCTGTTTGTATGGCATATTTATCAATCTCACTGGCATAATATGTATCTATTTTAATTCCTGCACGTTCGAGTGCAACTCTACCGCAACTGATACCGTCAAACAAACTGAGGACTTTAATCTTGCTTTGACTCATCTCTCTTACCCCCAAATCTCCAGTTATCAACATCTTCAACATTCCAACGTCTAGGGTTACTACCTTTAATCGGTGCTACTGGGAATCGACCGTCTTGTATCATTACATACAGTACTCGTCTGCTAATACCTAAGTATTTAGCAAGGTCGGTAAGAGTTAGTGTTTTTTTCTCATCCATAAAATATCCCTCCGTAATAATTAAGATGAGCTGAGATTATAACACGTTTTTGCACTTGTCAACATATTTTTGCACATTTTTGCACTTGACAAATGTTATACCATGAGATATTGTATAACTCAAAGGAGAATTGATATGTTTAAATATGTAGCAATTTTAATTCTAATAGCATCCATATCTTATGGATTTAATAAGTTTAAGTGTGAACAAATGAATATGGATTATAAATACTTAATGTGTGTTGCGAGGCCTTAATGTTCGTATCAATTAAAAAATACTTTCAACTGTTAAAAGCGATCGTAATGCTTGTAAATCGTCCGTATTTACAGGCTATCCGGGATAATGGTGATGGCACTGTAACGTTTGAGTTTGTGCAAGACGGCAAGGTTTATATGTTTATTGCTGAGCGTATTGATGCAGAGGATAGGATATTAAATTAATGCCGAACAACAATGAAATATTAAACACATTTGCTAACATTTTGCAGATTTATAACACCATGTTGTTGCAGCAAGATGCCAGCAACAATGACCTCATGCAAGAACTTTAAAAACAAAATGAAGCTATTATTAACAAACTCGATGAGATATTAAAACTTCTCAAACGTTAATCGTATTTTATCGCCGTTTTCTTTGTTATAAGCTAATATCCTCCAACCTTTAGTAGTTTCGGTAATGTTTAAAATTTCTATAACATCGTTCAGCTTATAAATGCCTAACTTGTTTAACAGCTCAAGTAATTTCATATTTCAACCTCTTTATAAATAATCGTGCCATGTTTATAATCCGGTATTTTAACAATTTTAGTTTTTTTAGGCAATAAATTCCAATCAGGTTGTTCGTTTTTAAACTTAATGTAAATTTCTTTAGCTTTAGCACGTTCTGCTTCTCCAGCGCGTTCAATGCCGTTTTGAACACTATTGTGATTTAAGTTTAAATGTCCACCGATCCTTGTGTAACTAAACCCGAATAATCTATAAACTAATATAGCAATCCAACGTTTACGCACTGTTTCGGTTTTTCGAGTCGGTGCGGTAAGCTGCTTAACTGTTACACCCAGCTCTTGCGCTATAAATTCTATGGACGTCATAAATTCATCTCCCAAAAATATATGTCATTCTTCTGTGTGTGCGTTTCCTTTTCTTTTGCAGGTAACGCTTCCCAATAATCCAGATATTCAAACAGTTGCCCGTTGCATCTCCAACCTCTAATAATATCATAATAAAGAGCTTTCCAAGTAACGTTATTAGCCTTTGCACACTCTGTTACAGAGTTATAGACTTCTAACGTTTCAACGTTGATAATTTTACTGGATTTTCCCATTTCATCTGCCAATAAATAAGGTGGGCGGTTAGTTTTAAAACATCTTTGAATAATAGCACTATTGCAACCGCCCATGATTTCATTTATTTAACTCCTGTATCTCTGTTTGTGCATTTGCTACATAAGTATAGGCTAAACTTCCAACTGAAACGTTACGCTTTATTAGGGATAAATATTTCTTAGCTATATCTAACTGTTTCTGCAACCGCTCGCACTCGGCAATCTTATTGCAATTAACCCTTAATACTGATTCATAGACTTTCTTTTCTACTGTTACTGTTTCAGTCATCACCAAATTCCTTTCTAAAAAAATCGTTCTCATCATATAAATACTTCCAATTACTCATAACCCATTGAACGTGATTAGGGCTTACTTTAATTAAGACATCACAAACTTCTTTCAATTCGCTTTCTAGGGCTATTATTTTAAGTTCTAGCTGATTGCATTTTTCTAAGGCAGATACAAGCACATCGCTACTCCGCTTCCCGTCATTAGTGGTGGGTAAATCATCTTGGCTTTTAACTGTGTTAGGATTGTGGCTCATCTGTCTGCTCCCCGAATAATCCATTATAATATTCTTGTTCATTAAATAAAACTGTGCTTTCCTTGTGTGCTCCGTTTTTATAAAATGGACAATTTCTCGGACAGGGGTGGTGTTCTCCGTATATTTCACAATCTCTGTCTATATCGTTCCATTTAATACAGTACTTACGGCAAGTTATTCTCTCTTTAGTCATCATCTAAATCCTCTCCCGCTTTTTCTAAAGATTTGACAATACCTTTGGCAATACTAGACATTCCCAATGTACCGATTGACAATATACCGTCTAAGCCATCTTTTTTATCATCTGCCAAAGAACTTAAATCTTTGCCTAGTTCTCCAACACAGCGAATTGGTGTTGAAGCTATGTCTAAAATACTCTTAAATATACTCATCTTAACATAACTCCTCAATTTCTTGTCTAGTCAACCGCCTTGCGTGTTCAAAATACAGCCCACCATCTGCATCATCTATGGTATAATATTTTTCTCCTTTTTCAGTTCCTATACTTCTAAGTATGCCATAAGCATAGTCGTTTTTATCATTTCCCCAAAAATAGCACAACTTCCCTATATCTTGCTCGGTTGCTTCCTGTATTGGTCGTGTGATTTCTGTTTTATCGTGCCAGTTGATAGCAATAAGTTTAAGGCTTGATATACTATGTTCACAAGCTCCAACTTTTTTGTAACAAAACCTATTATATCCATTCGCTTCTTCCACCTCAATCTTCTCAATATCGTCAGGCAATATATCCCATAAGTCCTGCATATCTTTTTCGTTTTCTACGTCAAATATACGTTGTGTCATTCTTCATTCTCCGTCTTAAATAAATCGTCAATGGTGGCTTTACTGTGTCCGAAATAGTGACCGTGTTCAATAAAATGTTCTTTTTGAAAACTATATGTCTGATACTCTTTATTTTCATAAAATAAGCAATCAATTTCATCATTTTTAACTTTAATTACTGACATAATCGTTTTATTACGATATATCCAAACATCTCCTACTTCTGGTGTATCTTTACTCATCTGTCTGCTCCTATCTTGATAAACATTTTACAAAAGATAATTGTTCTTTTTTGATAAGGTAAATATCTTCTTGATTATTGCCGTCAAAGTTGACAACAACAGGAATATATCCCAACTTCAAAAATTTTGTTTCTATATTATAATCTGACATATGAGCAACTTCTTCTGCTCCCCATAAGTCAATAGCATATTCTCTTAAATCTCGGCTTTGTCCTGCATAACCGCCAAAATTAAAAGTTTTTCCGTTTAGGTATTCTAAATTATTTTCCATTGTCTTTCTCATTTGTCTGCTCCTGTGTTTGAATTTCTGCAATATCGTGAAAGTATCTTTCGTGAGTAGAACCCGATACTTCTCCATCACTACAATATGAACCAGCCCCGCCGCCTTCAAAATACAACCTTATTGTTCTA